ATGATCGCACCAGCTCTATTGTCAGACGTTCTTTAGCAAGCATGTTATTGTGCGTATTAATATCGTATTCTTCAATGAATGAAGTTATTGGTTTATTTAGTTCATTACATATCAAAAGCAGTCTACCAACACATATTCTATTGACCCCATGTTCATATTTAGCTAGCTGCTGGTGCGTAATTCCTGCTGCCTTAGCTAGCTGCTGACGGCTTAAGCCTTTTTCTATTCTAAAGTCATGTATTCTAGAACCTACATGCTTGTCTATGTTTTTTATAAAGTCATTCTTTTTTGCCATTATAGTCCTCCTTAAAATAATATTACTATATACCTGTCTTTCTATAAATCCTGTAACATTTATCGCTTGTGTTTATCTTGATATCAACCCCTACTATTTCACATAGCCTGTTAATAATTTCCTCTACTACTTCCGCTTTATCCTTATAACTTGCGTTATTACGCTTATTATGTTCATCCATAATCAAACCAAGTGTAAGGGTAGCTAAAGCTATCTGCTCAGTTGGAGTCATATTAAAAGCTACAATTCTTGATTTATTTCCGTCTTCTACGTTTATAATTGCTTTTTTATTACCATAGAGCAGTCTTTCTATAAATCTTGTTATAATATCCATTTAGTCCTCTTTGTTTTTTAATTAAAATTACTAAATCTTTTCTCTTCCATATTTTTATACGTATCACTGGTAAAATCCTCATCCTTTATGATCCTGATAAAATCTTCCTTAACCTGTTCTCTCAATGCTCTAAATTCACCTTGTGTTGAACTATAGATGAAGTTAAGCACTGCGTTTGATAAAAGCTCCATTCTTTTGAAATTGCTTACCATCTTGTAACTGATGCAGAATTTTCTAACTCCGTTTTCTTCTTTTTCCTCTATTATTATTGTCGGGTTATCCATTTTAATCCTCATTTAATTCTTTAGATTTAATTTTCAGAGAGTTTTTAGCTAATTCCTTAAGCATTTTTTTAGTTTTCTTATCCGGCGCATCATTAATAAAATTCCATAAACTAGCAAGCAACATTGTAAAACTATCTTCGGCATCTACATTTTCGTATAATATACTAACTTTATCGTCTATTTTCTCTATTGTTATTATTTGTTTATCCGTCATTCTCAATGTCCTCTTTATCTGTTATTCTTAATAAACAATTATCATAATTATATTTTATCAACTTTTTAATCCTGTTTTCCAATCTGTTCTCATACATTTCTTTTATCTGTTCAGCTGTAAAACCGATTTTCATTAAATTTTTTGATTCATCCAGAAAAGATTTCATTTCTAAATATATATCTTCTTTTTTCATTTAGTCCTAATTGTTCTTTATATCTATTAAACTATCCATTCTACTTTTAACTATAATGAAACCTGGACGTAGTATAGAATACATGTTTTTTATACCTTGTATTCTCCTTCGCCTATTATGCTTAGCGCAAATAACTTCATGTTTTAATTTAAAACCTAATATTCTAACTTTATTTTCAATTAAAAATTCCTGTTTTTCTTTACTTAAAAGGTCAAAAATCGGTAAATATGAAAGCATTTATTTTTTATCCTCGCTATAATAACTATCTATGATAAATCTTATTTGTTCATGATCGGTTCTGTAATTATTCTTTGAATCCTGTTGTAATTTAGTTCTTACGTTATCATTAAAATTATAATTTGGTGTACCTATAGCAAAACCAATAATGAATGAGATAATAACTGATATTACTGACCACATTATAATTAAACCTAAATCATTATTGTTCATTTAAAATAATCCTCCCGCTCAAGTCTATCCATTACCATATTTCTAATCAGCTCAAGCTGGTTATTAAAACATAACCATTCATGTTCAGGACTGGTTATATACTTATTGTGGAGCATTGATCTAACTGACAAATTAACGATAAATTCTACTGCATCCTCATATTGTTTATATATTTCGTTCATTTCCCATGCTCCATTTCCAGAACCTCATTAATGTCATGCTCAATTGTGGTTTTAAGATAAGCGCAGTATTCTTTCTTTTTATTTAATTCTAGATCAAAAAACCATTTACCAGCAGAGTTTTTATAGCAAATAAGTCTGTAGGACTCAGTATTGGTTTTTATTCTATCCATAAGCTTGTTTATTTCTTCTATACTGCCAGCTAGTGCAATAAAAGGAATAAGGATCATGGACATGGTTAATATAATGTTTTTCATTTCCTTGCTCCATAATATTCACTTAACATTAAACGTAATTTTGTAAGGTTGGTATCTACATATTTATCCCGCCAGTTGTCAGTTACCAGCTCTACAATTCTTTTTTCAAGTTCTGTCATTTTTAGTCCTCCATAGTTTTAAGCTGTTTAGCTAGTTTAATACATTCAAGTATTACATAATTAATATCCCTGTATACCTCATCACCGCATACTTCGAGTTTATCTTTTCTTAATTCTTCGCTCATACTAGGTATAAGATCATCAGCGTGCGCACAATCGAAACCAACCAGAAATAGTTTTAATTTATCATTACTATTATGCTCACCATCCAATATACCAGTAAAAGTAACTCCGCCGTGTACGTCAAATTTATCAAAAACATCATTTTCCTTACGGCTTTTATTATATAAAGGATGGTTTACAGGTAGGCTTACATAACCGCATAAATGTTTTAATTTTGGATGTCTTTTGATAACTATTGCATAACCAGTCTCAACATTCATAAAGTGGTAGTGATCCAATTCAATTTCCCATTGTTTTTTATTGTTATCAGTCATTTTCAGTCCTCCTTTTTTATCAATCATCATGTTTACTACTAAAAATAATCTCATTTGTTTTTATATCTACAACCCGTATTTCATCATCAGTAGTATTTACTATCTTGTCATAATGATCCGAATTTAGGAATAGGTGAAAGTCAGTTAAGCTTGTGAATTCCAGATTTTCAAACTTTAACCCTGTTTTAGGTTCTATTACGCTAAGTTTATATTTAGGTTTTAAGTTTTCTTCTTTTAATATTTCTTTAAATCTATTCATAATTCCAGTCCTCACTATATTGTTGATAAAACCCAAGTCATTGTGTTTGTTAACGCCAGTATACATAAGAATATCATCATGACCTTGTCCCTTGGTATTCTAACATATATAACATTATCATTCTTAAAAGTTACATAAACGTATTTGGCAATTAATAAAAATGATGTAAGTATTACAATTGATAAGCCGTTCATGATGTTAGTCCTCCTTTATCAATTCCTTGATTCTGTTTATAATAGTGCTATTGTTACCAAAATAGTTTTCAAAATATCCAATACCGCTTTTAGCAAAGTTGGAGTGTTCGTCATAAGAACGATCAACCAGCAGCTGGTAAGCTTCAAGCTTATAAGTCATGTCCATACCAGCACCACCAAAAGATAGTATTTCGTATTTATTACCAATGATATCAAAGTAAGTAAAAGGGATAAGATGGCATATAAGCGCAATATCCTCATCGAATGTAACAGGCTCGTAAGCGTAATTATACATTAAACATGCTTCTTCAACGTTACGTCTAGCGCAATCATACATTTCAGTTTCATCACTGTAATCATCAATATCAAGGTCAGCTAATTCTTCCTCTATTGCTTTCTCCGATACCATGAAATCATCGATGTGTTCTTCTATATGAAAATCAGGGATGAAATGCTTATTGTAAAAAGCTTCGCTGTGTATTCCAGATACTCTCTTAAATAATTTAGTCATGGTAGTCCTCCATTAAATCTTTTTATAATTGAAAATATTTGCTACGTAATTTATATGCTTGCTCGTTGTGCGAGACCAATAACCAAGTGTTTTGATTAGTCCGTTAACGTGATCTATTTCTGCGACTCTGGTGTTGTATGAGTATATAAATTCATTATCACATGAAAGATTTTTAGTGTATCTATCGAATTTCATAATCAGTCCTCATTGTTTTTGTTTCAATTAACAGTTGCTCGTAAGCTGAATATAACCGCATGTTGTTAACGTGTCAATAACTAAAAATTATTTTTTATTACAAATAATAAAAGTGTGTTGTTAAGGTAACAGGTTTTTGTCCTTGTTTTATTCCATAACACCAAGTGGAGTAACGTTTACTACCCTTTACTACCCTCCATACTACCCCTCTTACTACCCTTCTATCCCTTATATAATAAAGGATAGAAGGGTAAAGGTAGTAAGGTAGTATACTTTTTTTATAGGAGTTTGATAGAAAAAATAAAATAAAAAATTTATATAAACAATAGAAACGGCTTTACTACCTTACTACCTTACTACCCTAATACCTTGTAAGGCTTATATCCATTGGTGTTGAGGGGGTAGTAAGCTTAAGGGAAACTGTAGTTGTTTAAAACTAATATGATATTAAAATAATATTATATTAGTTTTAAGTTAACGTTAAATGTAATATCATAAAACTTAGATAAGACTATTATTTTAATATTATATTGTTTTTAATTAATGTTAAAAGTAATATTAATTAAAAACTTAAATAACACTATTATCATGTTAATTTAATATTATGAGGTAGTGTTATACGTAAGTGCAAATAGTATTAAATTAACATTATGATAGTTTTATTTGTAATTATAAAAATAATAAATGCAACATTACAAATAACACTATTGTTTTTGTATTATGATGTTATGATGATAGAAATTAATATTAAAAGTAATATTGCAAAAAAATTTAAAATAATGCTTTACAATTCAAAAAACTTATTTATAGTATTGTAAAGACTAATTATGATTAAAAATAATTTAAATGACTACAAAAAAGATTGTTTTTGAGGTAACAACAGAAGAATATAAAGTATTAAAGAAATTTGCAAAGATTCTAATAAAAACGGAAAACTCAAAGTTAAGAATAGATAATGCAATAGAAATTATTTTACATGATAGAATCGATGAAGGTAAAATAAAAAAGGATGTTTATTATAGTACTAAAGATTTGATGCTGTTAGTAGGTTACATTGAAAGTAAGATTGAATATTTAGATAAAGTTAACTTTAATAAGATTTTAAGAAAATATGGATGGTATTTTAATACTAAGATTGGAAAATGGAAAATAAACTAGATAAGTTGAAAACAGTTGTTGTAAGCCTGCGTTTGGGAGTTAATGATTATAAAACAATACAAGGGATGGCAAGGAATGAGGTTAGGTCGTTCAATAATCAGATAAGGTTTATACTTGGTAGATATATAAAGAGTGTAGGTTTACAATCTGATGTTTTTGATGATATAGAAGATGAAAAACCTGTTAGGGTTGATTATAATGTAAATACTGATGATATATTTTAGATGTTTAGAATATTTAAAGAAAAGATAACTTTAACTCTTGATAGTGGATTGATTAAAGTACATAGTAACGGCATTGATACGGCTAAGTTACTTAGTATGCTTGTTAATGCAATAAGTATTACTATATTGAATGCTAGCAATGGTGATATTAATAAGAAAGATGAGCTTGTTAATCAGATAGTAGGATTATTGAAAGGGGAATAATGTACCATATACTATTTTTAAGCCTTAACTGGTTTTGCATCATGGCATTATTTCCCGTTGAGGAGATATACAGGTTGCTTACTGCAAAACACTTGGTATTAGCGGTGTTTATAGTATATGTGTATCATTTAGGATTGATTGGTTTTAAACGAATAGTTGAGTATTTTGATGAGCTCTAGTTATATTGACATTAACATTAATAGTTTTAAACCTCGTATTGTTTTATTGATGATAAAAAATAATTTTACTAAAAATAAAGCGATTGAAGAAATTTATAAAGAATCAAAAGATAGAATTAAAGAAATTTTTAATTTTGATCATTTTATTCAATTTGAAGATTTGTTTAATAGTTGGAAACCTGTAATTGTTAAGAATGATTTAGGTGAATATAAAGTACAATATGAATAATTAATGATTAGGAATTTTTAGATGGATAAGGACATAGATAATGAGATCAACGACTTACTGATAGGGAAATATAATTATAAAGGTTATGTTTTGTTATTAGAGGGTAATAAAGGGGGTTGGAAAAAAGGATATTGGAAGCTTGATAAACTTGATCTTTTAAAAGCAAGTAAGTTTTTATTACATTTAGATTTATCCGAACGAAGAGACTGCAAAAACAATATTGAAGAATAAGGTTAATGAGTAAAAAACTGAAAAATGTTACAGGGTCAGAAAAGAAAGAAGTAGATTTAGGTGGTCGACCTGAAATAGTTTTAACAGATGAACAAATATCAAGAGTAGAAACTTTAGCAAGCGTATTACGTGTAGAACAGATAGCAGATTACTTTGGTATATCTCATAAAACTTTCTATGAAATAATGAAAAGAGATGAGCGAGTTTCTACAAGCTATAAAAGGGGTAAAGCCGTTGCAATTGAGGGGGTTGCGAGCAATTTAATATTAAAATGTCACGCTGGTGACGTTCCCTCAATGATCTTTTATCTCAAAACTCAAGGTCGCTGGAAAGAGAATCATGATCAACCTGAGGTTAATGTTAATATTAACACATTAACAGACAACCAGAGAAGACAAAAAGAGATAGATATTAAACTCTACGATAAATATCGTCGAGACATGGGTTTTGGTATGGATAGCGAGACTGCGATTGATGCTGAGTTTGTGGTGGAAGAGACTAAGTTATTGAAAGATGATGAGTGAAATAGAATTAAAATATCACTGGGTAGTAGATGAGGAGGATAAAAAAGACCTTATATATGTAGATAGAGATACATTACTTGATTATGAAATAATAGATAATCTATTTTAGCAATTAAAATTTGTTTTAAACGATCATAAAAATACTCATACAGGGATTATATGCTTTCATTTAGCGGGTTACGTTGCACAGAAGACAGCTGAGATATTTGATATAATAAATACTAATGAAAGGATAAAATATACTGTGTCCAAGTTAGAGCTTAAAAAGAATAATGATTAAGATAAATAGAATATACACAGAGATAGAAACCGAGAACGCACTTGATAAAGAGTATAGGGATTATTACGTAAAAAATAGACGGGTATTTTATATAGATGATGAAGCGTTAAATAGATTTAAAGAAGCCATGCAAACTAAAAGACAAATAGAAGCTATAGATAAGATTAATAATATAGTTAAAAATGGTTATGTTTCACAACACTGGCGTTAATATATGTGAGGATTAAACCCTAACTATATGATTTTCACACTAAAAGAAAGAGCTGAGCAAAGTTTATATTCATTCTTCATACAAGCGTGGCCGATTATTGAAGGACACAGCAAGTTTGTAGATGAATGGTTTTTAGAGGTGATTGCTGAGCATCTTGAGCTGGTTTATAAGAGAGAGATTAAGAATTTATTAATAAATGTTCCCCCTCGCGTCGGTAAAACTAGTTTGATAAGCATTGCGTTCCCTGCATGGGTTTGGATTAAGGATGCTACAGAGAAGATAATCAGTGCATCATGCACCAACTCTTTATCTTTAGACATTGCTGATAAGAGCAGGCTTCTAATACAAAGCAGCTGGTATCAGGAGAACTGGGGGCATCTGTTCAAGATAAGAATAGATCAGAACTCCAAGAGTTATTTTGCTAATGATAAACTTGGTTATCGTATATCTACCTCAGTCGGATCATCTATTATCGGTCGTGGTGGTTCAATTCAAATTTGTTTAACAGCAGATACATTTATAGATACTAATAAAGGGAGTATTACAATAGGTGAAATTGTTAATGATAATCTTGATGTAAGAGTTTTAAGTTACAATCATGAGTTAAATATTACAGAGTATAAGCAAATAAAAACTTATTATAAACATGAAGGTAAATTAATTTATAGAATACTTATCGCTAGTTGTTTAGAAGAAAAACCATTTTTTATTACAACTTTAAAATGTACGGAAGAGCATCCTATATTTGTAATAGGTAAAGGTTATATAAAAGCAAAAGAGATATTAGTAGGTGATAAATGTTTGTTTTTATCTAATAATATAAATGAAGTAACTGTTCGTTCAATTGTTTTAACTGATGATAATCCTGACTATGTTTATAACTTAGAGATAAAAGACAATAATAATTACTTTGCTAATAATATTCTTGTTCATAATTGCGACGATCCTAACGTTGTTGGTGGTGAATCAGAGGTTGTAAGAGATAGCGTTAATAACTGGTGGTCGATGAAGTGGTATAACAGGCTTAACGATATTCAGAACGACAGAAGAATATTAGTGCAGCAAAGAGGTGATGAGAAAGATGTGTCTGGCAGTGTAATAGCTAACGACATTAATAATGAATGGGTAAAGCTTATACTACCTTTAGAGTATGAATCACAATGCAAACGCCCAACTGTTCCCTTGTTCTGGACACGTGGGAAACCTTGGGAAGATAAGAGAACAAAAGACGGCGAATTACTTACTAATCGATTGACAATTGATGATGTTAATAAGCTTAAGAAAGAATTGGGCTCTTATGGTTATGCTGCTCTTTACCAGCAAAGACCAGCTCCTCTTGATGGAGGTATAATTAAGAAGCATTGGTTCAAGTTATACAAGTGGGGATTGCCGCAGATAGATTATGTTATCCAGAGCTGGGATACTGCCCTTACTGCTAACGATGATAGTGCTTATTCTGCCTGTAGCACATGGGGATTATTCCAGGATAGATATGATAATACAAATGTGATACTATTGTCATGCTGGCGAGGCAGACTTGAATATCCAGAACTTAGGGAAAGGATTAAAAGGCTCGCTGATAACTATATGGATGTTGGTGAGATAGTTAATAAAAGGTTAATATTTAAGAAACCTGATAAAATAGTAATAGAGGCAAAGGCGTCTGGTGAGCCGTTGTTGCAGGATTTAAAAAGAGCTGGTGTTTACGGGCATCCTTTCATACCTAACAAGCATGGTGATAAAACCCAGCGTGTTAGATTGATAACGCCGCTAATTGAGGCGGGTGTAGTATGGATGCCTGCGCAAGCTAATAATCCTGATCGGATGGAGGATTTTGCGGATGAGTTTGTTAACGAAGTTAGTTACTTTCCAAATCCAAGAAGTTTGGATTATACTGATACGTTAACGCAGGCATTGATAGTACTTAGAGATGGTAGTAGTATTAAGAATCCTAAAGACTATTATGAGCCTGATGATATGCGAGAAGAAACACAAGCATGGTATAGATAAAAGAAAACCCCTTAATGATGGAGGACTAACAACAAGATTAAGGGGAAATGAGCAAATAATTGAAAAGTTGTTTTTAGGAAAACAATAAAACTAAAAGACAACAGAGATATAATAACTATTAATATTTTTGTTGTCAATTAATGAAAAATAAAGAAAGGCTACGGCTTAACAAAACTAGCAGGCAATCAACTCTTGATAACGATCTAGCTAGCATTGATCCCAACGTTAACTTGGATGTTATTAATAAAGTTAATGATTTGGAAGACGGATCGAGTGTTTATGAGATAGGTGACCCTGAACAGGATAAACCAAAGGACGACAAATTCCATTCGAACCTTGCTGTTAATATGAAAGACGGCACGCTTAAGAAGCTTGCTGAGTTTGTACTTGAGGCTATTGATGAGGATATAGAAGCGAGACAACCTTGGCTTGATCTTCATAATAAGCTTAAAAAATATACCGGTTACGATGGTGAAGATTTAACTAGTATCCCTTTCTCACAAGCTTGTCGTACTGTAGATAGTACATTATCGACAGCTGTGATTCGTTTCTGCGCAACAACTGTAGCTGAGATGTTACCAGAAAGCGGCCCAGCTGGTTTTAAAATATTTGGACAGGAAACGGAAGAGCTTGAGTACATATCTAAAGTAAGGAGTCAGTGGCTTAATTATTATCTAACTGTTAAAGACGCCGAATATTATAAAGACTATGAGAAGTTTATATATTACTTGGGTTTTTACGGCACAATCATTCGTAAGGTTTATTATGATAATATCCTTAAAATGCCTCTATCAAGGTTCATCTTACCTGAGAACTTCCTTGTTAATATAGATTGCAGTTCTATTCTCGACTCAGATAGATTAACACATATTCTAAAACTATCTGCTCGTGAAGTATTACTTAATCAGAAGAATAAAATATATCGTGATGTTGAACTACCTTATCTAAAGGTTGGAGCAAATGAGAATGATAATAGCTATAACGATGATGAGGAGGATACCAAGACATCAAACAGTGTTATTGACCTTGATGTTTATACGCAGCGTTCACTCCATGATGTTTATGAGTCCCATATATATTTAAACCTTGAGACGTTTGAGGATAGTTACAATTCCGATGAGATAACGGAGGTGGCTAAACCTTATATAGTTACAATAGATAAGGAAAGCAGAGAGATACTAAGGATCGAGCGTAACTGGAAAGAAACAGATAAGGAGTTCAAGAGACGTAAGTTCTTCGTTGCATATCAGTATTACACTGGGTTTGACATATGGGGTCAAGGACTGGCCAGAATGGCGGGTAATGGGGCGATAACAGTTACCAACATGCTCCGTCAGACTATTGATGCAGCGACCTATCAGAATTTACCGGCCGGTTTTATTCAAAAAGGAACAAGCAAGCAGCAGATAACTGATATAACCCTTGGTGCTGGTCAATGGAAGTTTCTAGACGCAGCTGGTGATATAAGACAGATGTTTGCCCCTCTTCCAGCAAACGGACCATCACAGGCATTAATGCAGTTAAGACAGGAAATAATAGGTCAGATGCAGGACCAGTTATCTACCAGTGAACTTGGGATGATGGATAGCAAGGAGGATATCCCGACAGGTACGGCTATTGCGTTCTTGCAGGAAAAGAACAAGATACAGTCTAAAGTCCAGAAGTCCATTCATAATTCATTCTCTCAGGAGCTAAGACTTCTTGATGAGATATTCAAGGAAGTAATAGATCGTGAGGAGTTTTTTGTTAACGGCGAGGAATATATTATCACAAGGGATCATTATGTTGATTCCGTTCAGTTAGTACCAGTATCCGACCCTTCTATTAACTCTACTATTGAACGGGTAATGAAAGCGGAAGCTGTGTTTCAAACAGCAATGCAGCTACCAGATAAGGTTAACGCTGTTGAAGCTATTAAAATGATATTCAAGGCGCAAGGCTTGCCGCAGGATGAGATAGAGAGCTTATTGATGCAGGACGAGCAGCAGGAGATAGAGCCTCGCGATCCAATAACCGAAAACATGGACTTGATGCAAGGTAAACCTGTGAAAGCAGGTATTGAACAGAACCATGATGCGCATATTGTTGTTCATTCTGGTGTTGATAATGAAGCATCAGCTGCGCATATTCAAGAGCATATGGCTCTCAAGTTCATGCTCCAGATGCAGAATGAGATGGGTATAGATTTAAGTCAGGTTGATCCAAATGACAGGGAAGCCCAAGACATGTTAGCACTAAAAGCAGCAGAAGCAATAACTGCACTTGGACTTGGTAATAATGTCGATGAGGATAAACAACTTGACCCTAACGAGTTAATTAGAGCTGAAATCGAACAGAAAAGAGAGGAAAGCCTGATTAGAAAACAGATTGCAGATGATCAATTAGAAGCTGACGCGTTTAAAACACAGCTGCACTTTGAAGAGACCAAGCAGAAGCTTAAACTTGAGAAAGAGAAAGCATTGCTTGAAGCTAAAATTGAAATGGAGAAATTAAGAAGTAAATTTGGTGGATTATAAATTTAATTATAGAACAGTTAATATTTATAAATGTAATAAATGTGGCTATGAAAACGAATCAGTTTTTGCCATACGTACTATCCAGATTTTATTATGTGGAGAATGTAATTGTTATTTTAATAATAGGGAGGATAAAAATAATGAAAGACCATGAGTATATATTAACAGAGATTAACAAAAACATTAAGGATACATTGGAAAGTATCGAGAATCGTATTGTTAGCGGCGGCATACAGACAATGGAGGATTACAAGTTTAATCTTGGTATCAGGTATGCACTAACAAAACTTGAAGATTATATAAAACTAGTAAGCAGGGAGGACGGGATTAATGAGTAATTATTACATGCAAGTAGATTTGTCAGACAATGACGAGATCGGTATTGATCTGGATACTTTTAATAAAGAAGAGGAGTTAAAACTTTTTGAAGATTGTACTATTAAACCGACTGACATTTTAATCAGATTATATATTCAACCTAAGAAAACAAAAGGCGGGATAATTCTTGATAACACCAAGGATATTTTCCATGAGATAGTAGGTTACGTTGCTAAAATCGGCAAGTGTGGGTTCAGTGGTGAGCGTTATAAGGACTGGGGGCATTGGTATAAAGTAGGTGATTGGGTTGCGTTCCCAAGACACGCAGGTATTAGATATACTTATAAGAAATTGCCTGTGTTCTCTATTGTAGATGATGCGCCGATGATGGTAGTACCAGACCCAAGATACGTTAAATAATAGGTAGCAAATGAAAGACAATACAACATACGGCATCGATCCTAGTGATGATACTGCTGCTGTTTTAGCTGAGATTGAGAAAAACGTTCAGGAAGAACAGGAAGCAGGCACTTTTGGAAAAGATGACCATAAAAAAGACTATATCGATCCAAGAGTTGATGGACTTGAGAATCTGGAAGACCTTGAGCAGGCAAATATTGCTGATGATGAGGTAGTAGAAGAGAAAAAAGAAGCTAAAAAGGAGCTTAAGGAAGAAGAAAAAGAGGAAGAACCTAGCGAACTTGATCTTTTTAGGGAAAAATACTACAAGGAAAAGCAAAAACGCAAAGGTGTTTATGCTGATCGTCAGAAATTAGAACAGGAAAACGAAGAACTAAGAAAGTATTTACAAAATACTATCAGTTCTAATGCTGAGTTATATAAAAATAATCTAGTTAGCGACCTTGAGAAGATAAAGGGGCTTAGAAAACAGGCATTACTTGGTGAAGATCCTGATTTACTTATTGAAGCAGACGATTTATACTATAAAGCGTTAATGAAACTTAACGAATTCGAAGCTAGAAATGGTAAAATAGACACAACTGAGGAAACGGAACAGGAAGAACAGCAGGATATACCGGATAGAGCTGAGAGAATTGATGAAGAGGTACTAAATAACGCTAAGGAATGGTTGAATAACAGACCTGAGCTTATTGAGGGTTCAAAACAGTATAATCCTCGTATTCAGAAAGCTGTTGCAACGTTTATAGAGGAGTTTGATGGTGAGTTAAGACGCCAAGGTAGAGCTGACGATATCCTAAGCGAGGATTATCTTGACGTTCTTGATGAATTTATCGACACAATCAAGGTAGAGAAGCCTAAATCAGGTTATAAGACATCAAGTGTTGGTAGTGTTCGTAACAATTTCTCATCCAGTGGTGGTAATACTAGTACGATTCAGGTTAAACTTGACTCATGGGAAAAGGATTATGCTAAAAATCTTGGACTTAGTGAGAAAGAGTACTTAAAGGCTAAAATAGAAGACATTAAAGAATCAAGAAGAGGTAGATAATGAGTAGCGAAAGACAATCAAGGGGCGTAGAGAGCCGAAAAACTGACAAAGAACCCAATCGTGTTAAATACAACATGGATTATGTTAGTTCAACTGATGTGCCTGATCATATAAAGAAGCCGGGATTTGAATATTTTTGGGAAAGACATAGTATAAGGGGTCAAAATGATTCTGCGCTGGATGCAAGTCTTCGTAGAGGTTGGAGACCAGTACCTATTGATAGAGACCCTGAAAGATTTTGCGATATTCTGGATCGTAACCCTTTATCACGTAAATACATATGTCAAGGTGATGTTATTTTACTTGAGAGAGAACTAGCAATTGGCGAAGCTGAAAAAGAAGGAAGAATCAACCTGTCTCATGAAAGAGTTGTTACTTCACCTGCTTATAATTTTAAAAATGAAAATGTTAAAAGTCATTCAATAGGAACAGTGAGAAATTAAGATGGCGTATTACCCACCAAACGGCAGTTATGCACAAGTAATAATGAATGAAGATGTATATCTTGATTATCCGTATTCAGCGGATGTATCCAAGACTACTATTCAAGATCTCATGGGCATAAATGCTAATCTGGCAGCTTTATCTTTAATATTACCTGACGCTACTGAGACAGGACCGGGGTTTTCAATAGCGTTTAGTAATATTGGAGCTAACGCAGTTAGTATCAAGCTAAATGATGGAGCAACACAGCTGGTTAATCTAGCTGTTGGTGCAAGCCTTGCGATAACACTTAGTGATAGCACAACTGCTAATGGTGTATGGTTAATATTGCCGCTTGGTAATGGTGTACCCGGTATTACTACTTTTACAGTTAATAGTCCGAATGACAGTATTAATATAACAAATGGAACAGTAACTAACCCTAATGGCACAGTAAGTATTGATGTTCCAACATTAATAAACAAAATAAATGGATTAGGATCATTAACTCAAGGGTTGGTTGTTATAAACAATAATGAAGTTGATCCTTGGTACATAACATTGCTTGCCGGTGATGGCAATATCACTGTAACAAATGGTGATGGAAGTAGTTTTGGTGATCCTATTGTTATTAATTTAAATAATACTATTGAAATTGATCAGGTAACAGCTGGTAACATTGCTATTAGTGGTAATGAAATTAGTAATACAGCTAATAATACTGATATGAATGTTAATACAACAGGTACTTCATATTTAATATTAAACGGCGTTAAGATAGATACAAGCGGTAACATCAGTAATATTAACAGTTTAAGTGCTACTACTGCTTTCATAGGCCCTAATATATCTAAGGCGTGGTGTCGCTTTACAAATACATCCGGTACATTGGTTGTAACAAGTAGTTATAATGTAGATAGTATAACTTATGATTCATTAAGTTTTCAATACACCATTAATTTCACTACCCCTATGGGATCAACAGAATACGGAGTATTTATAAGTTGTGCTAACAATAATAGTACTCCTCCGCTGCAAACAAGAGTTGGTTATGACGTTGTAAAGACGGAAGACTATGTGAATATAGTACTAGCTGACTTATCAGGTGAAATGTTAACTGATTTTCCTGAGGGAGTATCGGTTATGATTTACTCTTTAATATAAAAATTAACTAATTGACATTTAGTTAATTTTTATGTCATAATATCATTCAATAAATTCCGCCCTAGTGGCTTTGAGTTAGCTTTTATCTCTGCAAAAAGCAAATATATCCGCATCACGTCGGGGAAGTTTCATTACTTCATGGGCATATCTAGCCTTTCAAATAGATAAAATCACACAGAATATTTTAATTAACTTAACTATTTTAAGGTAAATTTATGGCGTATGGCGTAAATGCTCCCTTTGGTTTAAGACCTTATGGTCATTTAATCGGTGGAGCTGACGATATCAGAACTAACAGTAATTACGTAATTGACGTTATTACTGCTTCAACATTGAATAAAGGTGATCCGGTAATTTTTGCACCAGTTGTTGCTGATTCTGTTCCCGGGCAATATTATAAAGGCGGTCAGTCTGTTATAACAAGATACAATCCTACTGTTACATTAGCAGCGGCTAATAACCCTACTACTTTTGTAGCTGGTACAAATCCACCTATTGTTGGTGTATTTCAAGGTTGTGAATATTGGGTAAACGGTACTTATTACAATCAGGAATACTGGGTAGCTGGAACTCCTGCTACATCTGTTGTTAAAGCGTACGTAATAGATGATCCGAATGTTATCTGGGATGTACAACTTGGAACATGGATGGGTTCTAACGGAGATGCTGTAGGACTTGGTGCAGGAACAGCTTTTGTTGTACCACCAACAATGCAGCGTCAAGTTAACCCGTGGCCCAATACGTACGCAGGCGCTAACTTTAATCCAGTAGTAGCTAGCAGTGCATTAATAGGTAGTAATGTAATGTTACTAACAGGAAGAGGACCTGGTGTTGGCGGCGGTGGTGGTTCTGGTAGTTTAACAACTATTCAAGTATGGAATGGTGCAGCATCTGCTGTTGCCGGTTATAATGACAACCCTTTAATAGCTAACTATGGTGGAGTCGGTCCTAGTAACCCGTTAGGTATTTCGACATATTACGCATGTCCTTCCTTAGCAGCTACTACCGATAACCCATCTGTTGCAAATGGTGCAAATGAATATGCTAGAAATACGACATCTTCATTTAAAGTTTTAGGATTTACACCAGATCCAAGAAACGTTCCAGCTACATATGGTTTTCCTTCAGCTGCCGCAGCTACAGCCGGAACATATTTTAACACTCCATTTTTAAACGTAATAGGTGTTATTAATAACCATGCTTTTAAAGCTGGAACAGCAAGTGTAACTCCTGCTTAACAATTAATGAAATATAAAGAGGTTAAATAAATGTCAATTAATACCGCATCGATATATCCATTACTAAGACCAGGGGTGAAAGCAGTTATAGGTAACTACGACACATACCCTGATCAATGGAAAAAAGTTTTCAAGACTTATACTTCAGATAAAAAAATTGAGTTTGAAGATGAATTCAAGTCCCTAGGAATCGCACAAGTCAAGAATGAAGGAGCAGCTATTGCTCAGGACACCATGGCTGTGCGTTACCAAACCTCATACCTACATACTACTTATGGATTAAGTTTTTCCATAACAGACGAAGCTATGAAGGATAATCTTTACAAATCACAATTCCCTCAACACTTGATTGCTCTTAGAAATTCCTTAAGAGCTGCTAAGTCTCAGGTAGCAGCTAACGTTTTCAACTTAGGGAACGTTACGCTAACCAGTGACGGTGTACCTTTCTTCTCTAACAACCATCCATTAGATAACGGAGGTACTAACTCCAACTTATCTAACGTGGCACTTAGCGAAGTAGGTATACAGAATGCTATTATTGCAATTCAACAATTCAAGCAATTGAGTGGTATTCTAACTCAAACTATGCCTCAGACTTTAGTTGTCGGACCGTCTAATCAGTTTGCAGCTAGTGTGATTCTTAACAGCCAATACAGAACTTCTGTTAATACAGTTAACGCAGGTAACAATAACTATGATAATAAATATGCCGGAGTTAACGATATAAACGCTATTTATAATGATAGTTATTTACCGGGTGGATATACTGTTAACAACTACATCACTTCACCTACTTTCTCAGCTATTGTAACTGATGCAGAAAGAGGGCTCATTCACTATGAAAGAGATAAGTTAGAGGCCTGGAGTTGGGTTGACAATGCTACTCGCGATATGTGGTTCGCAGCTAAGGAAAGGTATTCTTTCGGAGTAACTAACTGGCGTTGTGCATATGCTATCAGCATGTAAGGAGGTATAGAATGACTTCACATAGTAGACCGCTTGCTAATATTCTTTGTAAGGGCACTAAAAAAAGTGCCCCGAAAAAGGGTATTGTAAAAATGGATATAAAAGTTAAAAAAGAAAACGGTAAGAAATAAATGGCTGTTTTTAGAAAAAGTGTTGATTTACCAGCTGGTAACCTTGCCAGTAATCCCTCTAATATAGGTAATTTTCCTAATGCGGTAGCTGGGAAACTTACTTTAAACGGTAGTTATGTTGAATTTGACGGAACTGTCAATTTTATTAAAAATGGTTATTCTTCTTCTGTTTCTATAACAAGTACAGCTAATATTTCAGCAGTAACTTTTACTATTTATGGTATTAATAATGGATTTTATACAACTGAAACTATTACAGGACCAAACATTAATACTGTTGTTTCAGTTGGTTTATATGAGAAAGTTATCAGCATATCAATTAGTGGTAATACAGCTAATGGGTTTAATATAGGTTCTAATAGAGATGTAGCTGTGTTAGTAGAATTTTTAGATAATGATTTTACTAATTTAAAACCTGAATTTTCATGTAGCTATACATCTTCTGTTGGTTACATAGCTGCTATAAATACAATGGGTATTATAGGTATAAATTCTCCCTCTAATATCATGTTATATAGAGCCTATGGAACACCTTTAGTTACCATTACAACAGCTGTTTGTACAGGAAGACCTAATAATTTTGAATTAATTTCAGTACCTGCAACAACTGTCGCACTATTAAATGCCGGTATAAATTATAGTTCAAGTAACGCTACTGGTAATACTATGAGTTCTAAAATTCTTTTTATAGCAACAAACGCAGTAATGCTTAGTACTACCAATTTTACTTGTATATGGACAAATTGATAAATGGCAGTTGTATCAGGTACTTATAATTTTCAATCACTTGAAAATGATGATCTTATTCTTGAATGTTTTGAGAGAATTGGTTTTGCCGGTGATCAATTAGTACCTGTTCAAATGCAATCAGCACGAAGAAGTCTTAATTTTCTTCTTCTTGATTGGATAAGTAAGAGCATTAATCTTTGGACAATAAACAAGTTATATTTACCTCTAAATACTGGACAATCCAAGTATACACTCGGTACTTCAATAACAGATATACTGGAAGTATTACAAAGAACGTTTACAAGACAATTAAATGGAACAGCACAATCTAATACAACGAATACATATGACGGGACTGGAGGCGGTAATCCTCTATCTGCTTTTGACAATGACTTTTCCACTTCATGCGTTCAAAACGCTGCTGACGGCAATATATCTTATAGTTATGGAGCGGGTAACACGCAGACAATTACCTTTATAGGTGTTAGGTCAAATACAAACACTAATTATAATTTAGTTGTTGAATATTCTAATGATAATGTAACATGGTTACCATTAAACGTTGATTGGACTCATCCTTATTCTTATGAAACTGGTGTAACAAGATGGGTTGATGTTGTAACCCCAGTAGCGGCAATGACATACAGAATTAGAGAAATAGGAGGAGCTACGTTAGATATACAGGAAATCTATTTTGGTAATAGTACTATTGATTTAAGAATTACTCCTATTAGCCGTGATACTTATTTATCTTATTCACAAAAATATCTGCAAGGAAGACCGACTACTTATTATTTTGATAAATCATTACTACCGAACATTAACATCTGGCCTACTCCGACAAGTGATTATCTTGTTATTCAGTATTCTTTTGTTAGAACAATATACGATGCAGGGGAATTTTATAATACAACAGCTGTACCGGCTAGAATGTATCCGGCTCTTGCTGCCGGTCTTACTTGGATGCTTTCTGTTAAGTACAAACCTGAAATGGCAGATAGTTTTAAAGCTCAGTATGATGAAACATTTACTATAGCTACAGCTAATGATAGTGAAAATGTTGATATGACAATAGGATATGATCTGAATAGTTATTATGAGAATTGAAAAGAGACGGTATCAGTGCGATCGTAGCTGGAAAATGTACGAAGAATTACATAAGCAATATGAATGGGCGGGTAACCAGAAGATATGGACAGGTTTATGGGTAGGGCTAGATGAGCTTGATAAACCTAATGAACAATTAAGAACGCCTTTAGTAAAAGACGATCCTAAACCTGTAACAAATCCAAGACCATTTACAGCCGGTCCTTTGGTTAATGATTAGAGGTAATAGTGTTTTTATTTGGTTTATGCAGGTTAATAACATCACCTATATTTCATATATGTCATAGAGTAACACTTTACTGGGAAAGGGATATAGCTGCTAAAATTTATAATTCAACTAAACCTGTTACTCATAATGAGAATGATTATGATTGTTGTTTTAACTGTTGTTATGAAAAAACTGAGGAAAATACAACTTTATTAGGTAGTATATTAGATGTCTGACCCGTACACTCTTAGAATATTAGAACTAGATGGAGGAGGGGAAAGAGGTTATCTTTCTCTTAATTTTTTATCATTATTTGTTCAGCAATGGGGAATAAATCCTAATGAACTATGGAAGTATTTTGATGTAATATGCGGTACATCAATTGGGGGTATGATGGCGCTAGCGTTAGCTATTGGTAAAAGTACAGATGATTTAGCTCCGTTATTTACTACACAAGGTAAACTTATTTTTAGTACTAACGGTACTCCTTCAAACGTTGCAACAACATCTGATAAAATATATTCCTTAACTATTTCCGGTGTACCATTTTATGGAACAGATCCCGGAACAGGATACGGTTCAGCTTTACTTACTTCTCAGATTCAAAATATTTTCGGATCAATGACTATGCAGGATCTACTAACTAATAGTATTATTCCGACATATAAAGTAGAATTTAGAGAAGGTACTACGAATATTGATACAGGTACTTATACTCTCTGTTCAAATGTAAATTATCCTGATTTTGTCGGGCAAAATGAGCTGATTAGTAACGTGGCTCTTGTGACTTCTGCTGCGCCATTTTACTTACCGTCTATTGTTTTAAATGGAACAGCAACAGGAACTTTAAATGGAAGGTACATTGACGGAGGAGTTTACCAGAACAATGCTTCTTCTTTCGGTAGGAATCTGGCAACGATACTTAAACCTACAGCCAATAGATGTTGTGTTCTTTCCTTAGGAACAGGACTAGGTGAGATGGGATTTGATGACGATGCACCGACAACATTACTTGGAGCTACTGCTGATCCAATAATCAGTATACCAAATTTATTTTCATTATTTGATATATCTGAAACAGGAGGTCAAGAGTCAATAGCTAAAAATTTATATCTTGAAGCTACTTATAGTCTTAATAATTTGTATTATTACAGATTTCAGCCAAACCTCGATATTAATCTTGATACTGAACTTGATAATACTACGGATGAAATACTAGATTATTATGTAACAACTGCAACAAACTGGTATAATGATGATATTGATAATATCACAACTTTTTTAGGTCATTTAACAGCGTGAAAATCAAATTTGATATACTTCATAATTTTATATCACCTGTTACAGGTAGGGTTTTAGCTGACTATAATTACGGTTTAGTCGGTAATAGACAGGGAATAGCTACTCCATCTCCTACTTTAATTGATTTAAGACTGGATTTAATAAATTTAAGACGCGATTATAATGTTTGTTCTTCAGCTTCTTTTGTTATAGGTTTTCCAAACTCTCAGTTACCGAATGCTCAGGTATTAAATAGTCTAGCTGACGGTATTTTATACAATACGGCAGGTATTGTTAGTACAACCGGTGCAATACCGCCTTCTTCTCTTCCTAATCTTACAAAAGGTAACGTTTGGATAGGTAATGATAATAATAGACCTACCGAAACTGTTATCTTACCTTTAGCTAATATGGCTAATTTAAGTGAAAATAGATTATGGCTAGGTGATAGTAATAGTAGGCCTGTTGCCGTTACTACAATAAAAAAGGATAATTTACCTAATCTTGACGATAAACATATCTGGATAGGAAACGGAAGTGATAGACCTGAAGCTAAAAGTCAAATAAATGAAAGTAATTTACCCGATCTAGGTGTTTATGTAGGTATTGAGCATCCTACTATTGAAGGTAGAGGTAAAATATGGAGAGGGACTGTAACATATGATGAGTTTCTTATTCCTTCATATGGTACTGAGAAATCAGATGATTTAAGTTTACTTGAAATCGACGTAGATGAACTTGAACTTGAAGTAGCAGTAGCATCAGCAGACGCATCAGCAGCTTTAGCGTTAGCAACAACCGCTGAAGCTACTGCTACAAGTGCATTGGCATTAGCAACAACCGCTGAAGCTACTGCTACAAGTGCCTTAGCTTTAGCTACAACTGCGGAGGCTACTGCTAATGATGCTCAACATAGAATAGATAACTTAAGATTAAATAATATACCTGTTGACGGGGATGTATCTTTTTATAATTATAAATTAATAAATTTAGCTGATCCTGTAAATCCTACTGACGGAGTTAACTTACAGACTTTAGAAGCAGCCGTTGGGCCGATTAGTAATATTATATTAACAGGTTTTGTTGAAGGTGGACCACCGGTAAGTGGTGTAATAGACACAATAAGAACCCCAGGTGATCTTGATATGGCAGGGGATAGAGTTAAGAATTTACAACAAAATCCTGAAGAAGATTTTGACGCGGTAAGCTTTACGTTTCTTTGGGATTTAATGCACGATAGGGTAGAAATATTATGGCCATGAGCAATATAACGGTATCAGGTTTAACACCTGCATTATCAATATTAGGGGACACACAGCAGTTTAATTATAATCAACCTGCTTGTTCTTTCCAATTACAGAATTTATTTGTTCCAACTAGTGTTATAACTCCTCAAACCAGTTTTGAGTTCCGTAATAATACCTTATCCGGTTTTAGATGGGTACATACCACAAATGATACTGATACAATAGGAAAATTAACCATACAAAGTTTTATAGGTGCAAGTCCTACGGGATTTGATTTTCTCAGTTTTAATAATGATAATACAATAACCTTTAATGTACCGATTGATGTACCTCCTGTAATAACAGTACAAGGTTCAAGTGAAACCATTTCATATAGTGGGCTAGCGAATCAACCTGTATCTTTTAATATTCTTAACAACTTTATTCCGGTTAATCCAGCTGACGCTTCTTTAACAGAGCTTAACTTTGTTAATTCCAATAATTATAAATATCAATTTTTACAGGATACAACTTATCCAGATACTGAATTTGGTAAATTTAATTTCAATTTAATTAGCGGTTTGGGGTCAGTTCAAAATGTATTTAGTGTTGAAAATACAGGAGGAACAGATACAACTGTTACTTTTGCAAATGACGTCCCTTTACTTGTACCGACACCTACACTTGATTCACAGGTAACAAATAAAAGTTATGTTGACACAATATCAGCCGGTTTTAGTTTTAAAAGCTCATGTTATTGTGGAACAACAGGTAACCTTAACGCTGTTTATAATAACGGCTTATCGGGTGTAGGAGCAACTTTAACAAATAACGGTTCGTTAGGAACTATAACCATAGACGGTCAAACTTTAAATCTGAACGATAGAGTTTTAGTAAAGGACCAAACCAATCACTATGAAAATGGTATATATTATGTATCAGTTACTGGTAACGGTTCTACTGCATGGGTATTAACACGATCAACTGACTACGATAGTGATGCTGAAATAAACGCGGGTAATATTGTTCCAGTTGAGTATGGAACAATTAATTTTACTTCAATTTGGTTACAAACTCAAAATGTTGTCGTTGTTGGTGTTGACAGTATTGAATTCATGAAATTTGCTTATGGACCTTCCAGTTTTCTACAGGTAGTTAATAACTTATCAGATGTAACTGATGTTCCTACTTCTAGAACTAATTTAGGATTAAGTAATGTGGCTATTCAAAATGTTACAAGCAAATCTGTATTGTTAGGCGGTTCTAGTAATTCAATAGTAAGTCTTGCCGTTCCTACTACGGCTAATAAAATTTTTATATCAGGTGCATCTGCAAACCCTAGTTGGTCTAATGTAATAGTAAATAATATAAATAATAACCTTTTTTTAGGTATTAATACAGGTAATGATATTACATCTGGAAACAATAATCATGCTTTTGGGATAAATTCTTTATTATCCAATACAACAGGTAATTCCAACTCAGCTTTTGGTTTGGAAGCTTTACGTAATAACTTAATAGGTAGTGGTAATTCGGCATTCGGCACACAAAGTCTTTTTTATAATACTGTTAGTAATAATTCAGCGTTTGGTTACCAAACTTTATTTAGTAATACGACAGGTAGCGGTAATTCTACTTTTGGTTACCAAAGTCTATATAGTAATACAATAGGTGGTTATAATTCAGCTTATGGACAGGAAAGTTTATACAGTAATACAACGGGAGGATCGAATATAGCCTTTGGTTATAGATCTCTTCGTACTAATACAGTAGGTAATTATAATATAGCTATAGGGAACGAATCATTATATTTAGCGACAAATGCTAGTCAAAATACTGCTGTCGGTTATAGAACTCTTTATTCAAATACAACAGGTTCTTTTAATTCAGCTTTTGGTTATCAGTGTTTATATAATAATATTACCGGTGCGAATAACACTGCTTTTGGTAATACTAGTTTATTTTCAAATACAACAGGTTTAGCTAATAACTCTTTTGGTTATCAATCTCTGTTTTCAAACAGTACGGGTAATTATAACTCTTCTTTCGGTAACAAGTCTCTTTACTCTAATACAATCGCAGATGCTAATTCAAGTTTTGGTTATCAGTCTTTATATTATAATGTAGATGGTACTAACAACAATTCTTTCGGTTATAACTCTCTTTATTCCAATATAAGCGGAAATAACAATACGGCGTTTGGCAATGCTTCTTTATATAATAATCTGGCAAGTAATAACACTGCTTTAGGTTACAGGTCGATGTATAGCAATTCAAGTGGTACTTCAAATAGTGCTACCGGTTATCAGTCTTTATATTCAAATACGACAGGAAATAGTAATTCGGCAGTAGGTTATTCAGCTTTACATTCAAATACCATAGGGGATAATAACTCAAGTTTTGGATATATGTCTTTGTACAGTAATATTAGCGGTATCGGTAATAATTCGTTCGGTATGAATTCATTACTTAATAATACGACCGGTACTTATAATAACGCTTTCGGTATGCAGTCTTTGGAAACTAATAGTTCCGGTTCTTTTAATTGTGCATTCGGATATGAAAGTCTTAGCGATAACACGGTTGGTAATAACAATGTTGCTTATGGTATAAGTTCTATGAAATCAAATACAACCGGATCAACTAATACGGCATTTGGGACATTATCTCTTTATAATAATTTAACGGCTTCTAATAATTGTGGTTACGGTTATCAGAGTTTATTTAGTAATACAACCGGAACAAATAACAGCGCATTTGGAGTTAGTAGTCTTTATAGTAATACAACAGGTAGTGGTAGTTCGGCATTCGGTTATCAGGCTTTATACAATAATCAAAATAATAATATTTCAGCATTCGGTTATCAGGCTTTATATTCAAATACAACGGGTAATACCAATTCAGCGTTTGGTTATCAAGCAATGTATAGCAATACTACCGGTATTACTAATAGTGCTTTTGGTCATCAAGCTTTATATAATAATACAACCGGTGGTAATAACAATGCTTTCGGTTATAGAGCGTTGTATAATACAACAACTGGAACGGGTAACTCTGCTTTTGGACATAATACATTAGTTACAAACAATACGGGTACAAATAACAGCTGTTTCGGTTACCAGGCTATGTATTATAATACAACAGGGTCTTATAATACTGCCATCGGTTTTAATGCTTTAACAAATAATACTACATCTAATAATAACACGGCTATCGGTTATCAATGCATGTCAATGAATACAGTAGGTTATAGCAATAGCTCAATAGGTTATCAATCTTTAAGATCCAATACAACCGGTTATTATAATTCAGCTTTTGGTGAGCAATCCTTATTTTCAAATAATACCGGTTATAGTAATTTAGCTATTGCCTATAGGTCTTTATATTTAAACACATCAGGTAATTATAATATTGCTATCGGTGAGGAGTCATTAAGATCAAATACAACAGGCAGTGGTAATTTGGCTACTGGTTATCAGTCAATGTATACAAATACAACAGGAGGTAATAACTCTTCATACGGTATTCAGTCTTTATATTCAAATACTACCGGAGCTGGTAATTGTGCTTTTGGATTTAGTTCTCTTTATGGAAACACGATAGGTAATAATAATTCAGCATTTGGTGTTGATAGTTTAATCGCTAATACTACGGGTATTAATAATAGTAGTTTTGGGATGAATTCCATGTTTTCTAATACAACAGGTCAACATAATTCATCTTTTGGCCATGAATCTTTGTTTAGTAACACTATCGGTAACTATAATACATCAATAGGAAGGAACTCGTTGTATTATAATACATCAGGTAATAACAATACTGCTATAGGTTATAAATCCCTTTTCGGTAATCAAACAGGAAATAACAATGTTGCGATAGGTTATGAAGCTAATGTCGGTGATGTTAATTATACCAATGCAATAGCAATAGGAGCAGGGGCAATTGCAACTGCAAGTAATACCTGTAATCTTGGTTCAGATGGTGTTGATTTAATAGTAGGTAATGGTACAGGTACAATAACAGCTGCTAACTTATGGGGAACAGATAGACCTACAGCAGAATATAGATGGCAAGATAACACTTTAGGTACAACTATAACATCAAATACTTATTACAATGTTGCAACAAACAATAATAATTATTATAATTTGAATAATTTTAGTATTTATGGTGTATTTAATACTAACGGCGTAAGCTATACTGGTACAAAAAACACTAAAGTTTTAGTGACAATGTCAGTAGTATCATATCATGCTACTTCAAGTTTATATCAAAAATATGTTATTATCAGACAAAGATATATTCCGCCTATAATTGATGAGACGTATTTTGCGTTAACAAACAGTTACGGTAATAGTAGCTATATTTATTTATCATCTAGTTGTATTATTGATTTAGAACCTGATGATACAATTTATCTAGCTTACGCTGCAACAACTAGTGCAGGAGCATCAGGATCGGGTAATCTTATTTGTAAAAATGCTACGTTAACTATAGTAGCCATAGACGATTAATTTAAAATTAAAGAGGTAAATATGAATAACGAACAAATTAAAAATTTAATATCAGAACAAAAAAGAAAAGCTAATCTTATAAATAATCTTGCTATTGATTGGGAAAATATTAAAACAATACTTAACCAAGTTGTAAATGCGTCTAATAAAGAATCATCTGAATTCAAAGATGCTTGTGAACTTGCAAATAGTCTTTGTGAGGATATGAAAACCGGTCTTGAAGAAGTAAAAAATACTATTTGCAGGTAAATATCAATGGGGGCATTTATTAATTATGAACCTTTACCTTTTGCTAACTTAAGTAATCAGCAAACGACCTTAATAGGTACGGATTCGGTAAATTACCCTCATACTTTAATTATCAATGGTATTTCATTAGTTAATTTAGGTAATCAGTCAATAAGGTTTAATTTAAAAAAGAACAGGGTGCAAACTAGTCCTGTTAGTATTTTTAAAGTTAAGGAATTTGAGGTTAAAGCATATCAAACAGTTGATGTTATTGCTTATTTTGATATGCAGCTTATACTTAAATATAGCAATACTAACCCTATCGTTACTGAGAATCTGGTTTGTTTTTCAAATAGCCCTAGTCAGTTATTTGATTGTGAAATAACATTTAGCGTACTTAATGAAACACCTTTAAACTTTTAGCTTATGAGTAAATACATGCAGGACATGCTTGATAGACAAGCTTTTATTGATCAAAACATGCAGAAGAAATCACCTTTTGATGAAGGAGTGATGCGTGCCGTAAAAAGTGCCAAGCAGTCTTTAGCACTCGATGATGATCAGTCCGACAAGGCTACACGTGCGGGTCTTTACGGATTTAGTGAAGCTTTAAATCGTGATAATGAACCGGAAGCTAGAGGTATAATAGGTAAACTAGCAGCTGCTGCAAGAGGAGTACCAGCTGGTATGAGAGCTTATGATCAGAGTGAGGCGGCATCTCAGAATCAGAATAGCATGCTAGCTGATATAGCTCATAGATTTAGGTCAGCAGAGGAAGCAAAGATTGCTAAAATGGAACAGGATGCTTATATGCGTGAGATGAATGATCGTAAAATGGCATTAGAGCAGGAAAAACTTGGTGAACAAAGGGATTATCATAATCAGTCTTTGATGGCTAGGAAAGCAGATGTAAATAAAAATTCACCTGATAACATGGATAAAAACTGGTTAATTAGAGCTAAAGGTAATGATAGTTCTGTTCGTGATATTGCAACTAATTATCAAAAAACTAGTGAAATTTTACCTAATATAGATGAATTTAGAAAGTTACTTAAAAATACAAAACTCAGCGGGGCAAGTTTTTCAGATGCAGCTAGAAGATATGTTGCAAGAGCGACCGGACAAGATGAAGATGTTGTAAACGCCAAAAACCTTGGTCAATTTTATATTGAGTGGATGGCTGAAAACTCTAAAGGAGCTTTATCGGATAGAGATATGGTTTTATATACAGCTGGTTTTGCTGATATTGAAAAAAATAGAAACGGAGCTATTAAAGTTTTAGATAGATTAGAAAATAAACTTAAAAAACGTCAACAATTATATTCTAAACAACTTTCTTTATATGAAAAAGATCCAGGGGCTAATTTATTTAGTAAATCAATTTTAGATGAAGACCCAGAAAGCTATGATGGTTATGTTCCTATTTATAATCCTAAAACTAATGAATTTGAAGAAATACATCCTGATGATTTAGAAGCCGCTATAAATAAAGGTTGGGAAGTAAGAGGTGAGGTTGTAAATTAATAAATGAGTTCTCTTGAAGGTTTAAGATTAAAACCGAAGAAAAAAACTATTGAAAGACACGATCTTGAAGGCTTGAGATTGAAGCCAAAAAAGGGAATTGTTGTTGAATCAGAAGAAATTGATTATAGCCCTAAGGAAGAACCAGGGGTAATGTCAAATTTTTTCAAACCTCAATATAAACATTTAATAGAAGCAGCAGAACCTTTATACAACAATAATTTTACTAAAGGTTTTTTATCTGGTGTTGGAAGAGCTGGAATGTCAGAAGCTGCTGAACAAGCGGAAGCTGGAGTTATGGAAGTAGCCCCTGGTGTTGTTGTGCCTATATCTGAAAGTTCTGCTATGGCTAATATTCCGGAAAAAGGATTAGAAGCTTTAGAATCAATGAAACCAGATGAAAATGATACTTTAGGTAATATTGCTTATAAAGCTGGTGAATTTGGAGGAGCAACAGCATCAATGCCTATGATGCCTGTAAGAGGTGCTGTTAATGCTGCTACTAATACAGGTAAATCTTTATTTGGTAGATTTGGTAAAGAAACCGCTATGGGTAGTGCTATAGGTGGTGGTTCAGGGATATTACAAGAAACAACAGGTATAGATCCTCTTTATGCTGATTTAATATCATCAGTAGCTGTTCCAACTTCTTTGTCTAACAGCCAAGGTATGTTTGGAAGATTCAGTAATCCTAAGGAAAAACTGGCAAAAGGAACAATGCGTTTAATGGGCTTATCTAAACGTAAAACAGGTGGTTTTGATGTTCCTGCCGCACAAGCAGCTAGAGATTTAGAAATAGATTTACCAGCTGCTGCTCTTACTGATTCTGCTGTAACAGGACTTGCTGATCAATGGATAAGTAAATCTCCTTTTTTTGGCAATAAACTTAGAAACAAATATTTAACAACAGAAGAGCAAACACGTAAAGTTTTGGATGATATTTATAATCAAACTAGTAATAAAAGAACACCTGAACTTGAAGAACAAATAAAAGGTTTATATAGAACTAGTAGGGAAAGTTTACCAACTGAATTAAAAGATAGAAGTATAGTGCCCACAAATACTAAAGCTACCGCAGAAGAACTTTACAGCGATTTAGCTAATAGTGATATTTATTCAAAAGATACTAAGTCTTTACTACAAATGATAAATCGTCTTAGAAAAGCAACAAGTGGTGCATCTTCAAAACCAGATGTTTATGGTTCTACTTTTCCTTCTAATAATAAATATGATGTTAAAAGATTAATCAATGCTAAAATGAATCTTAATGCTATGATTAAGTGGGATACAGATGAGGGAATTAAAAATTTAGCTAGAAAATTACAAGGGGCTATTTCTCAGGATATAAGTGAATATGGTAAATTAAACCCTAAATGGCATGAAACGTACAGAAAAGCAGATAAATTATTTGGTGATTTAGCTAAAAGGGAAGAATTGGAAAGTTTATTGGGAACTAAAGTAATTAATCATGGTACTGATAGTTTAAGTTATAGCAATTTATCTAAAGCTATAAATAATCCTGAAAAAGCAGAATGGTTAAAAAAACAAGTTACACCGGAAGTTTTTGCTAAAATAGAAAAGTTAGGACAAGTTGCTAAAGCAATGGCTTCAAAAAATGCAAGAATTCCAAACCCTTCTGGAACAGCTGCGACATTAGGGGTTTCAACAGGTGTTCTTGGATTAATAGGGCTTGTTAATCATCCAAATTTAACAACAGGTTTACTTACAGCAGGGGCAACTGGTGGTGCTATGGCGACAGTTACACAATTACTTACAAATAAGAAATTCCTTGATTTAGCTTTGGATTATGCTGAAAAACCTACTTTATCCAAAGAAATTAGTTTAAATAAATTTATAATGGATAAAACAGGTTATTCAGCTGTTGCATTAAGAAATAAATTACTTGATGAAACTAATAGTAATGATAAATAGGTTATTCCTCTTCATCGTCTCTGTTTAAATGATTTATCCATTGTGATAAAAGGAAAACAATAAGTAAGTTAAAAGGTAAACATATTGCTCCTATAACAGAGCCAAAACAATTATAAGTCCCCACTGTAGCGAATACCATTGCTATTATAAACACAATAAAGGCTAATATTTTTCTAATTATTTTCATTTTTAGTCCTCTTTAAATAATATTATTTGGATTTTAATTTTTTAGTTAAACTAATTGAATAACTATACAGCAATTGATCTTCATCAATTAATTTATAAATTATAGGCATATCAATATCTTTATACCTTTTACATTCTTCATGAGAATTAGATGTGGATTTAATAAATACTTCTTTTGTATTCAAATCGATTTCTAAAACGTCATTAAAGCAATACTTAAATGAATATTCATGTTTTGGGTTATCAAGTGTAGCTATGATTTTATTGTTATCCCAAGATTTTATATAATAATTTACTTCATAAGAGGTAAGATAATAATCAAGTTTTATACCATAATCTCGTAACACTGTTTCATGGATAGTACAGTCTTTGGTATCTTTATAGCAGTTTATTTGTACACTATGTGGAAAATTATAAACTCGATTACAGGTATCTAATTGTTCAGTACTTTGTTTACTTATGTGCTTCCAAACACCAGTAGCTGATACATAAGATGGGTTATTTTTTGGAATAATATTAAATTTCATATTTGCATTAAATATTATTAGAGGTCGTGTTTTATTAAATAAAACTAAATCTTCTAATTTTTCACAAGATGCTAATATTAACATTAAAGGTATAAATATTATAATTTTCTTCATATCTACTCCCCCTTATCTTTAATTATTTCCCATAAGATAGCAGCTGTTTTAAAATCTTTAGCTTGGTATAGAACATCGCTAATATAACTGAGTTCTATTGCGGATAATTTTTTAAAAAATCTTGTTTCCTCATCAGATAGTTCGCCTGTTTCTTTTAATTTATCAATCAGACAAAATATTTTCTGCGTTTTGGTTAATATGTAATTCATAAGTTCAGTCCTCCTTTTAGTTGAAATACAAAAACAGATATATAATTATTTTTATTTAATAACAATAATTATTTATACATAAAAAATTATTGTTATTAAATACCTTGTTAACTGTTGTAAAAATAACTCATAATAACCAGTTGATTTAAATGATAATAAATATTATAGTAACCTTATAAGTGTTTAGACATAACATTTATTGTTAATTAAATAAAAAACAGATAGTCCCACCTATCATATTAAAAGGTTATATCTTGGTTAAAGATATAACCTTTTTTAATATTGATTTTTTTATTTATTACTTTATAATATGAATTTCGGTTGATTATTTGATATGAAAAATATTTTTAATTTAATAGCATCTAATGCCAGTTTTATTAAAAACATCTTCATTCTCATGATATTAGGTAGACTATTATTTATTGAGACAGATAATCTTTTATTAATTGCAGAAATAGTCGGTTCACTTTGTGTTATGATGACTGATTTATGCCCTAACCCTTATTTGGATCATTAATGTATTATTTATCTTTAATAATAAAACTGATGATTATCACTATATTTTATAATACTTAAACATAAGTATTTCTTAAAGAAAAAACCCGATTATAAATTAATAACTTATATTTTAATAGTTAATGGTATAATTATACCTGTTATTAATTTAAGATTAGAGGAAGAACAGAAAGAAAATTATGCAAATTTCATAAATATTTTTATTTTATTTATTGGTCTTCTTTGACTTAAGACCTTCTTTTACATCTTCTTTTATTCTTTCTAATTTTTTACCAACTGAAACTTCATTATACGGAAATTTAGGTACGTATTTATCTATAAAATCAAATCTCTGCTTCACCTTTTTACGCTGATCTTTTTCCTTATTGTATTTATTATCAAAATACTCGGAAATATAACGTCTCATGTGAGCATCGAGTTTATCATCTTCACTTTCTTTCTCATCCTCTTCTTCGCTCTCATCTTCGTCATAGTTATTTTCTTCCTTATAATTACCTTTAACTACCTTACGAATGTGAGAAGGGTTTTTAAGCAAGAGGTTGACATCGACTTCATTTAGGTTGTAAGGAGTCTTTTTACCTTTAAATGGAACTTTAGATACTGATTTCATAAGGTTTTTGATGATAATGTATTAAAATTGTAATATATTATAAATTAAATTTTTAATCAATAATTTACTTGAGTTACATATGAAACTAAAAGTAACAGGAAATTCTGACGATATAGAACTCTATAAACTGTTGTTATATAATATATACAATGATATGTATAACCCTTACTGGAGTAGAAATTTGACTAATAATGATTTAGTTAAACGATTTAAACAATATCATTACGAATTAGAAGCATTATCAAATAAATCAGAATATTTATTAAAACAATTGGAAGAAGGTAAAAAGTCTTTTTGGCAAAACAAAGATTTTTTTTGTTTCTTAAATGAAGATGAACAAAAAATAGAGATAGAACGTTTAAACAGTAAAGACTCGGAAGAGTACGAACCTTATTATCAAAAGTTACATATAATAGAAGAACAATATTCAAGCAAACATCGTGTTTCAATAGAAAAATTATCTGAAATTCAAAACTTTTTAAATACTAAATCTCATTGTGATGGAGAAAAAAATATTTATAAAGTTATAAGAGAAAAATCATCATTTATTGAAAAAAGTGTTCTACATGATACTTACATATTTATTGAAGATGATATAGCTTGTTGTGGTGAAACAATAACATATGAGTAAATATGCCTAATACCAACTGTACGCTTACATATCCTATTCTAATTGAAAGTCTGCAAACATATATGCTTAGGACAGATGCTCCTTTTGTTGATCAAATACCATATTTGATTCAACAAGGGATAATCAGGGTTTATAATAATGCCAAGGATTTGGGCTTTGAGATTAGAACTGAAATAGTAAATAACACTGTTGGTACTTCCACTATTAGAAAACCTGGTAATTGGCGTGAAACAGTTTCTATTTTAATGTTTGATAATGCTACTCAAACTACTTCTTATTTATTACCGAGAAGCAGAGAATTCTGTTTAACATATTGGAATAATCAAATAGCGAATAATACAGGTAGACCCAAATATTATGCTGATTCTGTTCTTAATTTAAATAATCAGGATTTACAAAATACATACGGAGAATTTTATTGGACAATTGTGCCTAATTTAGATCAAACTTACACATTTAACATACAATACTTAGGTATCCCTTTATTCAACGCAGATAACCCTGTCAATTTTTTAACCCAGCGTTATCCTAATCTTCTACTTTATTCATGCCTTATTGAAGCATGCCTGTTTTTAGATGATGAAGAAAAACGCAATAAATATCAGTCAATGTTCGATCAGGAACTTGAGACCATCAACAGAATGAATACTGATAGAAGTGCTGATAGAACAGTAATAAGAGCCAATAACTAATGCGTGTACCTTTAGTATATAAACCGGGCATTCAAAGAGACGGAACTGATTTCCAAGATGAATACTGTATCGATGGACAGTGGATTCGTTTTGTTGGCGGTAAAATAAAAAAGATGAAAGGTAATAAGGAACTACATAGGCCTGTAAATAATATTACACCTAACTTTTTAACTGTATATAATACGGCCAATAATTATATACTTATTTACGCATCACACGATCAAGTTCATAGGTGCATTACTGATCTAGATACTGTTAGCGATGATATTGCTGTTTTAGGTTCGGATACGGGACAACAACCTTTATTTTTAACAGATGATCAAAATAGAACATGGCAATCAGCAAAATTTATAGGACAAGATGGTAATCCTTATTTAGCATTACTTTCTATTTCTAACGGCAATAATATGCTTAGTTCCAGTAATGGTACTTTATATTGGAAAAGTATGTTGCAAGACGATACTTTTCAAGGATATGAAGACGGACTAATCCCTGGTAATACTAATAATATTGTATCCGGTGGTATTTTATTCTCTAACCCCTGTTTATATTTATATGGTAATAACGGCACAATTATTAGAAGTAAAACAAGAGACCCTTTAGACTTTTCAGGTGGAGACTCAGGTGTTTATAAAATATCAGAAAATAAACTTATTTTCGGAGCAAGTATTAGAGGAGGTACTAATTCACCTAGCTTTTTATTCTGGACAGAGAACTCAGTTCTTTACTTAACTAACGTAGCCGATCCTGCTAACGTAGATCAACCTGTTGATTTCCAAAGAGAAGAAATAACAACTAATTCATCTTTAATGTCTTCAAGGTCTGTTGTTCAATATGACAGTTTATTCTTTTGGCTTGGAACAGATAGAGTATTTGTTTATAACGGCATAGTAGATAACGTTAAGAATGACGTTAATTTTGAATATTTTCTTGAAAACGTTGACTTAAATAAAAGACAAAAGATTTATGGATATAAAATAGCCCGTAACGGCGAAGTACGTTGGGCTTATCCTGAAAAAATAAATAGAAATGATCCAATAATAGGATGCACTAGAGAGCTTGTTTATAACGTGCGGGAAAATAGCTGGTATGATACGGCTATTAGGCGGGATTGCGTTACTGTGTATGAAGCTACCGGTGATATTTTTAGTTATGGTGAGAGTTGTGCTAATTATCCTTATGACCAACTACAGACTTATAAATCAATATGGAAACAGGAAACAGGTTACAATGAGGTAAGACTAGGTGGACTTCAAAACAATATTCCTTCTTTCTTTACAACACCTTATTTTGGTTTTGTTGCTTTCAATCCGGCTAAAAATGGTAACGCTATTGATAAATATATAGTTTTAGATCAAATAGAGCCGGATTTTCCAGCTCCTGCCGGTTATACTAGAAGTATTAACGATACACTTATAATAGGTGTTAGCTATAAAAAATACGCAAGTACTCCTACAACAATAAACACACCTTTTAGTTATAACTTATATCCCGGAACATCACCGGGTAAAATAGATTTAAGAATCTCAGCTAGGTTTATGACTGTTACTTTTTCTTGTGTTTATCCTTATAATGTCGGTACAATACTTATTAATTATAAAGAAGGAAGTAATCAATGATTAATAATTTACCTTTTCCTAAATATATAACTTTTGAGAAATGGTCAGCAGAGCTTATAAAAAATTATAAAAATGAGCGTTTACCAGTACCAAGAGCAGGTGAAGAATGGCAGGAATGGGCTAATAAAATAGCTGGTGTTGGCGTATTTAGAACAAATAGTATACCATCGGCTACAATTACAAAAGGTTCTAAAAAAGCTGATCAGTTTAAAAACTGGGACGACTGGGCAAAAGCCGTGTATATTGTTATGATTAACGCTAGAGGTAAAAAGAAGTGAAAAAACATACTAAAAAGGATGTCAATTATATCCTAGAGCAAACAAGAAAAAAAGGACGTAGTGGTGATACTGTTCTTGCTCATATTAATCCGCTAGAAGCACAAATGCTTAAAAAGGCAGGTGGTAGTGGTACTATTAACCCTGATACAGGTTTACCGGAATTCTTTTTTAGAGGAGTCAGGAACTTCATTAAAAACCCGGGTAGAACCATAAATAAAACTATTAAAAACCCGAAACGGACTATAGCTGATACTATTGGAACAGCTGCTGCTATTTTTGGTGGCCCAGTTGGTGGTGCTCTTGGTGGGGCAACACGTTCTCTTGTTCGAGGTGATAAAGAAAATCCTTTAATGGGGGCACTAAAAGGAGCTGGTTACGGAGTAGCTGCTCCAATGATAGGTAATCTGGCAGGACAAGGTTTAAGTAAAATCGGTGCTAATTCAATTGGCGGTGCTCTTCAAAACTATGGCAGCAATAATATGGGTAGTTGGTTTGGTAACGTGTCCCAAATGGGAGGTGGTATTAGAGGTATGGGTTTACCATTTACCGGAGCTGATAAATCACTTGGTGCTTCTGATTATCTAGCAGGAGGAGGTGCTCTATCTAGTATGGGAGGAAGAGGTAAAGGAGTATCAGCAGGAGCTGACTATGACTTTGATGACGCTGGTGATGAAGATGTAACAGAATATATTGTTAGAAAAGGAAAAAGAGGCGGTAAAAAAGATTTAGGTTTCTTTGAGAAATTAAAAAGTAATAGTTTGGATTTTGCAACCAAACCTAAAAATCTGCTTGCTCTTGGTACTACCGGCCTTAGTCTTTACGATAGGTTCAATAGACCTAAACCAAAGTCAGCAGCGCAGGAAGGAAAAGACGCTAAAGCCAAATTACTTGCGCAAAGACTGACTCCTGAAGAAATGGCGCAGCAGGAAGCTTATGAGCTTGAACAGGAAAGAGCAAGACGTAGAATAGCTAGACGTAAGTTCTTACCGGAAGAAAGAATTGATATAGAACCTATTTACAATAGGGTAAGTAGCCCTCAGGAATATGCCCAAACAGGTAGATGGTTAAATTATTATAATAACCCTCAATTCACAGGAACACCTATCAGATTTTAATTATGCCACCAATTAATCAATTATCCTTCGGGGAGTTAAAGAACAGAGCTCAGCAGATATTACTTAGAGACTCAGCTAGATTAGCCGGTACTAATTACTCCGCTTATCCCGGTAGGCAAATAGCTCCAATGTCTGCTTTAACTCAAAGAGCACAGAGTCTGGAGCAAAGAAGACTTGCTAAAGGTATGCCCTATCAAAGCGGTCTGGATACACTAGCTAATGCGCAGGCTCAAGGGATAACACCTGATAATATAAATAATATTCTAGGTAATGTTGATGCCAGTCAAGGTAATTTTAATCAAAACGTTCTATTGAATAAACTTAATCGTCAATATGGCCAAAGGTTAGACCCTTATCTACCGAGACTTGAAAACAAACTACAGCAGGATAGCGGTACTAAACTAAGAGAACTTGGTTCTGATATTGAAAGTCTAAACGCACCTGTTAGAAAGCTTGAGGGTAAAAAGAATAGAGCTGCCTTTACAGCTCTTAACCAGTTATCCAGATCAAAAGAAGCTAGAGAAAGAAGTCTTATAAATGATTTATACGGTTATGGCGAACAAAAACACGGAATAGTAAATAAAGGATTAACAGCTGAAAAAGCACGTTTTGAAGCAGAAAGAAACAATCCTTACGCTCGTCTTCAAAACCTCCAGCAAGCGTTAAATAACCTTGGCGGAGGTGAAAGTGGTGATCTGGCAGGGCATCCTGATCTTGACAGATTGAATGCTCAACAGCTCACAAGAGCATTACAGGCTTATGGTATAGATACAGGTAGGCCAAGCGAAGAATGGGAAAACGCCCCAAGAACGAATACACCTGTTTATCAAGGTAGATTGGTTGAGCCTGTTAATCAAAAAATGGATAGATCATATAAACTGGCTGAAGAATTAAGCCCTTTTTATAAAGACCAATCTTATCTTGATCGTAAGCTTACACGCAAAGATATTATGGACACGCCTAACTCTATTAATAGAGCGGTAGAAGGATTACCTGAACAACTTAATCCTAAGTTTGCAGCACTTGATACAGAAGCTAAAAGAAAATTGAAAGCCGATATAAACGCATTAAACGCCAAGTACATAAAACAAGGTACTTATGGTTCTCAAGCTCACCTGCAAGCAGTAGCCAATAGAACGAGAGAGTTGAGTGAAGCTACACTTGGTGCACGTAGTAAGGCGACTAAAGAAGATTTGTTAAAAGGTGTAACGGCTAATTTATACGGGGATATAAACAAGATAGGTCAATTAGGTCAATATGACCAATTAGCTAATACCGAGTTTGGTAACAAACTTGCTGATATAAAAAGTACTAACTTAAGGGGTCTTGAAAAGTGGAAAAACGATCAAGAACAAAACGAACAGTTATATAGATCATACCAGAATGAACGTAGCTGGCAACAACCAAGATTACTAAGTAATGCACGTAGCACAGGTGTTGCAGCGGGCATAGATAGTGGGATTGGTAGTGTGTTCAATCATTTTAATAATCAAGGTATTGACCTGTCTTCCATATCAGATTTAAGAAATAGATATAGTGAGCTTGAGAAAGAACTTGAAAATAGGGATAACTCTATTAAATCCGCTGAAGAATATAAAACAAGACAGGAAGAATTAGCCCGTCAAAACGCAGCTGATTTTGAAAAAGAACGTAATCAGAGAGTCAGTTTAGAGCGTGAACGTAATGATTTTAATCAAAGATTACAACAGGAAATAGCAGCTCGCCAGCAAATGGAACAAGACCAACAAAGACGTGGTGAACTTGAGCGTCAACAAAGAGTGTTACAAGAAAGAGCAGCTGAAAATGAAAGGGTAAGAGCTACTGAAGAAGAAAGAAGAGCTGCCGAGCAAAGAGCAGCTGAAGAAGCAAGAGTTCGCCAGCAGCAGGATGCACAAAGACAAGCTGCTGAGGCAGAACGTGTGCGTCAGGAACAAGCAAGAGTTGAGCAACAACGGCAAGCTGAAATACAACGTCAGGTAGCTGAACAGCAAAGACAAGCTGCGTTGCAAGCTCAATTAGCACAACAAGCTCGTCAAGCAGAACAGCAAAATAGAATTAATAACTCAATGCAAGAAATTAGAAATAGAGATAAACGTTTTGGATCTCATTATAGCGATGCTTATATAAAAGCTATTATGGAACAGGAAGCCAAAACAGGGAGAGGTACTTATAGACACCAGACTAATCCAAGACTTCCAGGATTTATAGATGTATTTAAACCCGGCTATAATCCGTTCCTTAATAAATATCAATAAACATAACACATTGGATATAGTACGATAAATTAATCTTTATCGTACTTCATCGATTTATAGATTTTATATTGATCGGCAAATAAGTAAAATTGATTTAACCAATTATTAAAATATTCGCACTTACCTATAGCGCATAATGGCTCAAGCTCGTCCGCTACATCTTTACCCGGCATTGGTAGAGGTGGTAAATCAAGCGTTGAAATACAGATATTATTTTTCTGAGCGCATCCACTTAAAATTATCACTAAGAGTGCGAGGCTTATTGTTTTGTTTAACATTGAGTAATTTTTTTTGAATTTTTATATTATTATTTTGCTCTTCAACTGTTTTTTTTAATATCTCATTTTCGTCATATATACATTTAATTTTATATATGAAATAAAACAAAGCTACTAATAGTGTGCCGTATACACCTATAGCTCTTATATTATCGATTAAATAGCTTATATATTGGTTCATTCTGAATCACCTAACATAACCAAATCTTCTTGTTCGTTTATATCAATTCTAACAAATTCATCCTCAATATACTTAAGTAGTTCATCTTCTTTAGAATTTAAAATATCCGTATTCTCTATAATTTTTAAATTTAACTCTTCTATTGATTGATTTTTTTCTTTAACTAAATTGTTTAATTTATCATTTTCAGAACTTAAATTTGATATTTCTCTATCTTTATCAATAACACTAGCCTTGAAAGCTTTTATCTCATTATCTTTATCCACAATATTAGCTTTTAAAGTTGATATTTCTTTATCTTTAACCGAAAGTATGTTTATTAAACTATTTATTTCGTTATTTTTAGCTACTAAAGTAGAACTAGTGTTAGTTAACTGAACTGTCAAATTACTAATTTGATTATCTTTTGTTGTAATTATGTTATTTCTTTCAGTTATATTTTGATTTAATTGGTTTATAGTATTATCTTTTAAAGCTAATACGTTCTTTTGTAAATTATTTATTATTTCACTTTTTTTAGTAATATCTAAATCTTTTTGAGATAACATAGTTTTTAAACTATTTATTTCACTTATTAACTTATTTTTTTCCTGATTTATTTTTTCTTGCTTAGCTGCTTCAAAAGCAGCTCTTTTTTCAGCACCTATTTTTTGGGCTTCTGCAAATGTTACTGCTTTCATATATCAAATCTCAATCCTAATGTTAAGTTATGTATGGTATAATTTCTATTGCCAATATTACTTATACCACCTATATTTTTATTTCTATTGCTACCAAGATTAAAGTAGTTATAACTAACATCACATTTAGTATTATTAGTTATCTGAAATTCTAAACCTGTTGATAACTTATAAGCAAATTTATTAAAATTATTACTTTGTTTCTTTAACTGAACTGTACTACCATCAGAGTTAAATAAAATATTACCCGTTGTTGTTTCTTTTATCTGGGATATACCAATACCACCACCTATATAATGTGTGATATTATTGTAAGTGATAGTGTTTTTATAAATATTATACATTATACTATCAATTTTAGTTTTAGAATTAACTGTATATTTATCGTTCAATTTATTTGTAGATATTTCATTGGTATTAAATAGAAAATAATAATCACCTACAATTTCAATTCTTATATCATGAGGTAAATTTATACCCACACCTAATTCTATTAAAGGGAATTTGTCAGATAGTTCTACTTTCCCGACAAATTCATGATTGGCAAATTTGTTATCATAAATATAATTTAAACCTATAGCTCCTTTAATATAATAATCGGCCTTATATCGTAAATCAGCGTACGTGTTATTAATAAAGAGAAAGCAAGACGTAACTATATAACTTAATTTTTTCATTCGATTTTATAAATTTATTTTTTCCTATTATACCAGTTATTCAAGTATTGTTTAACTACTTCTTTATCTTCAATAATTATTACGTTCTCACTATTTCTTTTATCAGCTGCTTCTGTAAAGTTAAATGAACCGGTAATAACTTTTTTCTCATCAATAATCATTACTTTATTATGAGCTATACCTGGTACAACATCTATACTAATATCAACACCTGCTTGTTTTAAATCTTTAAGTTTGGAATATCCTTTTTGAGCAATATTTGACCTATCTAATATGAGGGATACTTTAATGCCTCTTAAATGTGCGTTTATTAAGCTATCAGCTATTGACTTGGAAGTAAAACCATACGCTTGGACATATATAGTATTCTTAGCATTATTTATTTCATCAATTATCTTTTCAGAACAACCAGAAGGAGGTGTAAAACACACATCAAGTTTTGATGCAAAAGAATTATTTAATAGTAAAACTATTATCAAACCGACTTTAAGCAATATTTTCATTGTTCCATAACCTTATTTCTATTTTTCTTCTATTCTCAAGACCTTTTAATTTAGTTTTGTCATGATAAACCCATCTCATAAATTGAGTTGGTATTTTTTCCCATAATTCACTATTGATAAATTTTAATAGTGTTGATGTTTTAAAGTTGGTTCTTCCAACATTAAAAACAAAACAAACCAAAGCGTCAAATTGATTCTGAGTTAGCTTAATCTTAACATATTTATTAACAGCATCTTCAGCTATTTTCATATCTTTTTCCAAAATATATTCTGCTTCATCTTCCGTTATAGGTTCAATTATTGTTTCACCCGGTAATATAACATGGCCGTATCCTATTGTTCTTTTACCTGCCGGGCAGATGTAACTTTTTCCTGAGAATCCCTTACCTTCCTCCAGTATTTTAAGCAAATCTATTCCTTTTTCACTAGTCTTCATTTATTTTCAGGTGATGATGGTGTTAGATCAATAGCAATTCCTGTCTCAGTTTTGATTATCTCTTCTGATATTTCTTCTATAGCATTATCATCACCATAAAAGAAAACTGACCCTATGCCTATAATTATTACCAATATTAAAATCATATATTTATACCTAAGCAAAAACTTCATTCTTTAATACCTCAAATAAATTTTCCTGCGTACTATCTTTAGCTGTTAAAACTTCCATTACCTTTTCATCCTTACAGTTTTTGCTAACCAAATGATGAACAATAACAGGTTTACTTTGCCCCTGACGATGCAAACGAGCATTAAATTGTTTATAACTATCCATGCGCCATGTTAAACCAAACCAGATAATTATTCTACCCCCTTGTTGTAGATTTAACCCTTCTGCGCTGTTGCATTGGCATAATAATAGCTTTATCTCTCCCTTATTCCATCTTTTTTCCACATCATTTATATTCTTACTGGTAAGAGTAACAGCACCTTTAAACCTGCTTTTTATTCGTTCTTCATCTGATTTGAAATTAAATGCAACTAGTATATTATCATCCTCATATTGATCAATAAGTTCTTCCAACATATCAAGTTTATTATTATGTATTTCCACCCAATCACCGGTATCGTTATAAACAGCTCCGTTGCAGTATTGCAGAAGTTTGTTACATAATACTCCTGCGTTTACTGCCGTTAGCTCTTCATTCCTTATCCGCATATAAAACTCCTTTTCAAAAGATTTATACATATTATAATTATCTATTTGAACACTTATAATATTATCTATCTTATCCGGAAGAGATATATAGTCCTCAGCTCGCATATAGAGCCATTTTGTACTAATACGCTTTGATATGAGTTCCGGATAAACACATTCAAACCCATAACCATTAATATTAGGCCTAAAGTACATTGACCTATACGTTGTTATGTTATGACCAAGTGCTTCGCCTCTATCAATTAGAAACTGCTGCGACCACATATCAGCAAATCCTTTAGGCATTGGTGTACCGCTAAGTAGAACTATATATTTATATGTAAACTTTTTTAAGGCCTTAAAACGACTTGATCCGTGATTTTTGAACTTATGGCTCTCATCAACAATGATCATACCATATTTATCAAAACCCTGATCCTTCATCCATTCGATGTTTTCCTGATTTATGATATAAATATCACACTCTTTCTTTAAATTTTCTAGTCGTTCTTTTTCACTTCCACAGCAGATTGAGTATGTTAAATGTTTAGTGTGTTCCCATTTATTTATCTCATTTCCCCATACGTTCTTTGCAACGTTAAGAGGGGCAATAATTAGCACTTTCTTAACTTTGTAATTATGTAGTCTTACAAAAGAAGTAAGGCCTATGATTGTTTTACCAAGCCCCATGTCAATAGCAAGACCACATCTTTTTTTATTAAGAATGTAATTGATAGCTCTTTGCTGATAGTCCCTTAAATCAAGTTCACTGAGCACTTATTTACCTTATCATTACATTGGATAAATTAAGGTTGTTTTCTACACGTACCTTTATTGTCAACAGGACTTTTAATAATCTGGTTGCCTGTTCAATATCATTCATAATGAACACGTCTACTTTATTCTTACCTATATCTTCAAAAACTTTAGACTGCAAAGCAGTTACCTTACCCGCCTTACTCTTGAATTCAATAAAAAACACATACCCATGAGGATTTATAAAAATTCTATCAGGTACACCGCAATTTGATGGTGATGTAAACTTATAACTCAGGTAACCTAATTTTAAAGCAGTGTCTTTAATTGCTTTTTCGAGTTGTCTTTCTGTTAATGGTTTCTTCATACTATTATAAGATTTATTATATTCTTAAGTGCTAGGACAATAAATAGCCCTCCTGTTACTATATTAATAATTAATCTGTAACGATTAATATACCTGCTAATAACACGTGATGATAATATCGAACAGGCACTTAAAAACCATATAGCAGCAAGCAGTGTCAACTCAACCCAGTAGCTTATAATAACACCTAAAGGTGCTTCTATATTAATAAAAGACGTCATTATGCTTATAAAAAAACTAAACGCAAGTGGGTTGGTAAACTCAACAAAAAATGCTTCTAGAAAATATCTTTTGGAATAACAATCATTGTTATAACTACCATCATCAGTACTGGTCATTGTCATAAACCCAATATAAAACAGATATAAGGAGCAGGCGAACTTGATATAGTCATAATTAATAACTTTAAGCTCTTTATTACTTATTATAACAGCTAATATAATAGCTACCTGAATTGACGTACCAATAACAGTAGCAAGTGCTGCCATAAATCCGGCTTTTTTGCTTATTGCGCTGTTACGCAAGATCAAACCTATTGATGGCCCAGGCATTATAGCTGCCATTAAGTATACAATACCTAGTTCTATAAAATTGTTTTCTAGCATTTTATTTATCCTTATATTTTAAAATTAAATTATATCTTTTTAACAATCTATCTAAAAATTCTTTATCTACTTTACCTTTTCCTCTTTCGAGTGTTCCTATTTTATTATCAGAACAGCCCATATATCTACTTATCTCACTAACACTGATATTAGCCATCTTACGTAATACTTTTAACTGTTCTACCTGATCTATGGTTAAATCGATATAATTATTATGATCTCTTATTCTACCCATTATTTACACCTATTGTTTCTAATAACTCATATGTTTTAGCAATATACTTATCGTAATGTAAATCCTCTATTTTATCATTTAAGTTCATTATCGGATAAGCATCATCTGTATTAGCCACCTTATCCCCCTTTTTATTGGTAATATGTTCACCTTTGGTTGACCAGTACCAGCGAACAACTTTACCAAGGTAATTACCTTTAAAATAACCTCCCGTTGTAACACGTCTGACCATTAAAAAGTTAATAGGGTCAGGGTTAATCTTTGCTTTATTTATGGTATATTCAATTGATATCCCTTTATTTACGTATGCAAAAATCGCCTCCTTGCATATCTTAATAGCAGGGTTACGTGAGATATCATCTGAAGCAAAAATACCCTTGCACTTCAAAGTATTGTCAGATTTAACGGCAATATATGAATTAACAGATTGATTATATAAAGCTTTATATTTTGTTTCCTCAATAGTAAATCCCGTTATCTGCTCCCATATTTTTACAATATTAAAAAAAGCTTCATATCTGGTTTTTTTCATTAATACTGTTATCCCGTCAGTATTACTGCTAACTACATTAAAATCCCTACTCTCAAGTTCTTCTATAAGCATAAGCAGACTTAATTGTCCGGTAATTGTGGTATGGATAAGTAATTTAGGTGAGTAGAGCAAACTGTACTTATTACCAAACTTACCGAAACTACCATTTAAAATAATCTTGAATACGTTAGCTTTAGTTTTATCACCTTTCTTTTTAGCCTCCAATCTCTGATCGTATATGTCTTTATAAAAATCTATAAAATCAGATTCCATAAAACATTCAGGAGCGTATCTGTTATTAAGAATAATAGAAGGATAATAGCTGACAACATCAACATCTATTAAATACTCATCATTTCCAGCTATTATTTTTCGGTTGCTTTCCGTTGAATGAATACCACCAATACCAAGAGAGTATGTCTTATCATTAATAGTTACAGAACTAAGGGCTTTATCCTTGATTAACTTATCCTCACTAGTTCCTTTGAACCTTATCTCTTTTATTTCTTCAAATAATTTTTTAAGCGGTTCTGTTGTAAATTTTATATATGACGGAGCGTTGTACGTGAAATCATACTCTTTAACCTTATTCTCAATATCATGTTTAACAAAGTCTCTTATTAGTACTTCTGCTATCTGAGCATCTGATCTACTTCTAACTTCAACTCCATATTCAGCGTTAATTGATTTTCTAATCTCAATATCATTCTTTAAATAATTATAAAGACTCATTGTTATATCAACGTCATTGGAGCAGTACTTTTTGAGCACTAACATCTCTTCGTTTGATAATCTGGTACTTGGATCATAAGGTAAGTCTTGCAGGAAAGGCGTATTAATTCTTGCGCCGTACATTTTAAGACTCGCCTTACCAATTGCTACGTTAATAAGGTCAATATGGTCATACTCATATGGAGGCCATAATTTTAATTCAGAAATTGTGTCAAAATTATCATCACTTATTAATTTATCTGACAGATACTTAAGCATTGCGTTATTATGATTACCAAAAGCAAACATGATCATTGGTAAGTCATAAAAACGCGAGTTAAATCCAACTGTTGTATTATTTGCAAGTATTGACTTTATTGCTGCAACATCCAGAATAGGGGAGTCTTTTGTAAGCTCGAATGATATCTCGTTACCTTCCTCATCCTTAAATAAAATCAAGAAATAATTAGGATAACATTCAGTATCCAGAAAGTAAGTTTTTTTCATATATTTATCCTGTTGTTTTCAGTTTCTTTTTTATATTTTAATTGTACGATTTTTACGTACAATTAAAATATTTCTTCCTCCTCAAGTTTATCAAATTCACTAGTAGCATCAATAGTAGTCATACCAAACATCTCGCCCTGTTTATGGAACAATACGTGATGGAGTCTGTTACAAATACCTTTCCATACAGTATTGAACTTATAAGGTGCAATCTCAATAAGAGCGTGAACATAACAACCCGGATAAAATGGGTTAGCATCTACTAACGGATTAAGTATTTCACCTTTAACCAGACTTAATTTAGGTGGCAATTTATTGGCAGCGGTGATTATGTAATGGCCTCTTTTATATTCTGACCTTTCCTTTCTTTTTTTACCCTCTTCGGTCGAATCATCAATAAGCCCGTATTCCTCATCCCCGTCTTTAACTATATCAATATTATTACCTTTAATCTTGATATCCTTGATCATCTTGTTAACTTTTTCCTTAATATCATTAACTATTTCGTTATGTTTAACGTCATTTTTAGATAATAGGAAAGTAGCTACGTATTTTCTTTTCTCTTCTGTAGTTATATAAAGATTATCAAGTGGTTGTTTTTCAAATAAATGTGGAAAACTTAATCTAACGTTTGAAAGCAATATTTTTTCTGAATTCATAATGATTTTACCTTTTTTAATTTATAAATATTTTTCTATTGAATAATCAACTTTAACTATCTGGTTTTCTCCTAGTTCTTTTTTGGTAAGACGATTAACTTCATCCCTGCCAATCAGTTTTTCAGCTTTACCGATACCTATAAGTTTTTTCTCATAAGCGTCTTCACCAAGTTTATCTCTTAAAACAGATTCTGCCTCATCTATCCATTTACGATTAGACATTTTAGGCATTAATTTATAGTTAAGAAATTCACCTGTTTCCAACTTTTCCTTTATATACTCTTCAACCGATGTAAGATAGGTTTTTATAAGGTCTTTATTCTCATAAATCCTCCCTAGTTCTTCATCGCCAAGTAGTCTTACCTTAGCAGCTACTAGCTCCTTACTGTCTTTATTATTAACAGTCGGCACTAAGCTATTTAAGGCGTAACATGTAGGTTTAGCCTTACAGAATTGACATGCTTTAGTTGATGGAATACGAACGGCATTCTCTTCCTGAGCGTTAGCAATAGCCGTTTTAATAAGCTGCATTCTAGAGCCGGTTATTAAAGAGGTAAGCTGCTCGTCAGTTAAATCCCATCTGCTATTCTCAAGGTAAGGTTGGACAATATGCAGATGTGCAGTTGTAAATCTGAATGGCTGCTGATTACTTCCAAGATTACAATAATATTTAACCACGTTACTAATCTCAGGGTGCATATAAACACCAAGGGCGTATAACATCAATTGGTAATTCTCATGAGCCTTTACAGCGACCCCTTGACCAAACTTGTAATCGATAACATGAATCTGACATTTATTAGCTTCTTTATCGTATAAAATAAGAACACTATCAGCTGTTCCTTGCATCCCGGGCATTAGGAAATCAAGAGAGAAAGTCTGCTCATGGATTTCTTTTACAACCTGAAGATTTGAAAAGGTAAGATCACGATAATATTTACCCGCATCAATTACAGCAGTTTGCTGCTGTTCAGTTAAATTATGATAAAAAGGAAAAATAATATCATCATCTTCATCTGTATAAAACCATTTAGCACCTGTTATATATTCATTAACTTTCTCATGGAGCATAGTGCCCGTTTCTGCATAAACAGACGTTGTGTAAGGTAAACCTTTTTCAGCATTAAGGCTACCTGGGCAGAGCATTCTTCGCTCAAAATTGGAAGGGCTAATAGGTGAATGTGTTTTACTCATTATTTCTGTTCCTCTTCTAATCTTTCTCTTTGTTTTAAAGCTGCTTTAGTTAGTATGACCAATTCATCTGATTTTAGTTTATCACTATTATAATTAGAGCGACCATAATCGATCATATAATCAACAAGTGTTTTAGCTGAATGTAACGCTAATTGTTGAAACAACATTGATTCTTTTTCATCCAAGTCGCTTTCAGGCTTTGTAAAAGAAAGGATAATATTAAGTGCTACTTCCTTTTCCAGTAAATTGATCTCATTATTCAAGTATCTAGTAGCTATTTCAGTTTCTATTTTTGATTTATTTGGTAAAAACATTTTAATTCTTCTTTAATTTCAATTTCCATTTATTAGTCTTGCTGTTTCTATGACATTTATATTTATTTAGAACCCTACCGATAGCAACTCGTCTACTATAGTTTATATCTGTTTTTCTATAGCCAAGTTGCTCTAGTATTTGAACTGCACTATAATAATCTGCGTCTTCAAGGTCAGCTTCAACATCAAAACTATCAATAAAAGCCTCCTCAATAACATCAGGCATTTCAAACTCTTTATTCAGTGTTTCCTGTAAAGAAGTTTCTTCATCAGTTAACTGGAAATTACTGATATCGGTTGTCTCCAGTAATTCCTTATAAACCTGTAAAATGTCTATATTATCCAATCTATTGATTTTTTTTACAGGTATAACCATGAATCTCGTTGAACCTGTTATATCCTTTAAAAAGGAATCATCGTTAATACTGGCAATAAAACTGGTTGTTCTTTTAAAAGTAACAGGTCTTGCTAGATATTTTATATTCAATGTATCATCAGGTCTTCCAAAGAAAGCTTTAAACCCGTTAATATCTGTCTTCTTGAAAGACTGTTCCAGTTCTGCTAATTCAGTTATTAAAAACTTTATATTACCCAGTATATTCATATCGTTATTGGTATCAAGGAAACGACCTGTACCTATATGGCTATTTCTTAAATAAGAGGGTAAAAGGTTCAATACCCATGTTGTTTTACCCATGTTCTGAGGTCCTTTTAAAACAAGCAGGTATCTTCCTATATCTTTAATTTCATCATCATTTAAGGCCAGATATAACATCTGCTGTGTCCATTTTAAAAGATAGATGTTTCTCAGTTTTTTATAATTTTCGTTAACCTCAAGTGTATTATAAAAATCATCAAGTCTAGATTTCCCATCCCAGATAACGTTATTAATAACTTCTCTAAAACTGTTAATCTTATTTTTTTCAGACAGCATATGTAAATATAAAGGAACATTACCTTTATTCATGTTATTTAGCTCCATAAGTGATACCATTAATCCTGTTAATATGTTATCGTCTGAGTTATTAATCGATGATATGATTCTTTTGGTTATCACATCATACGCTACTGCTACTTTATACCTCCTACACATCACCTCAAAATTTTCAAAAGTACTTTTTATTCCTATTGGTGTAAGCTCGCCGTTTTTAGTTCTTTTATATTTTATATGTATAAAACTTTCTTCATTTTCTTCCCCAAAAATAGATAGTTCATTATAAGTAATATCTACCTTTAAAGCTGATGGTGTTTTTTTTTTATTGTTAACCAATTTAATAATTGATCCAAAAGTAACAGGATTATCAATTTTTTTTGTTAGACTTTTATATTTAAGTCTGCATTCCTGTTTAATTCTTTCTTCAGAGTAACGACTATCAGTTAAACTCCAGTCGGTAAATATCTGTAGCCCCTCTTCTGTTCCTTTAAACTGATGGTGAAGAGCCTGACACACCTTAAACCATTCATGGTAACTGGTCTCACTGCAATCGTAGTTACCAAGTGTTTCTATAATCCTTTCCCTTGTTACATTAGGTAAAGGTGTATTATTACTTATAGCTATAAAGGTTTTCAGCTCATCATCTTCTTCTTTTTTAATTCCCTCTTTGAGAGCAATATAATCATCAACCTTTACAAGCTCTTTTATGTTTTTACCGGTTCTGAACTCATCACTTACCTTATTCGGTAAATACATGAGTTGAGAGGGGGTAAAACTGGACTCATCTGTTACAGCTTTTAAAAGTTTATGTGAGAATAACTTAAGTGCTAATTCACTACCAAGTTTAGCATAATTTTCCTTATCTACATTCTTATCAATAAAAAGTAATATCCGAGCTCTTGGCTTAATTAAAGTACTGCTACTAGTGGTGTAATAAATGTAAGTATAATTACCAAGACTGTTTTCAATCTCATTCTTTAAACTATCAAAATCCTCTTCATAGCCGTCAAGATCAAATGTTAAAATACTACGTGATGTTAAATTCTCGCCCGATCTCCTATTATCCTTAAAAGAGCCACAGACCATAGCTCCTAAATTCTTTTTACCAGTGAAAGGTTTTACGGCTACTTTTTTAAAGTAACTTAAAATCTCTTCAAAACTTAACTCCTCTCGGCTAGCTATAACATCAGTGCAGTTGTTGAAAAAACTGATACAGTACTTTTTCATTGTTAAGTTTTAAATAAATTAAAGTAGAGACGTTATTTAGTGATGCAGTTTTAAACGAATAAGATTATCCATGCTACTTTCTTTTTTATTCTTAACCATGAAATAACTACTCGTTAATAATACAACTATTATTAAAGCTGCAAATAACCTTAATTTAACTGTTTCCATCTTCTCTTTTCTGTCCATATTCAATTCTCATTTTCAAATCTGCATCAAGTAATTTTTTGTTGAAATCAACATGCATCGCTTCAATTATTTTCTCATACCTTTTTCTTTGCTTATATAATGAAAAATAAAACAAACCTATCCATATTAAAAAATTTATAATTGGCCCTATTATGTCCATAGATCACCTTATTACTATCCAATCGTTGAACATACAATCTTCCATTTCACATACTAATGAATAAGGCTCTAGTTTATCGGTAAAAGCAGTACCCGGTTTATTATAGGATTGATAATATTTATACAATTTATCCTGTATTTTCATGATCATATAATCGCTATTTTCTCTAGTAATGATATTGAAACGATTATTGTAAATAAATCTTATTGCGTCATTGATTTTCATTTAATTAGTCCTCCCTTAAATGTTAATACTTGAAACTATCTTCTGTTAAAGTGCTATTATCCTTACCCTGTTTGTAGTAACTTTTAACAATAAAAGTTACTTGTGATTTTCTAGTGCGTTGACTATCCCTTGCTTCTTTATCGATTAATTCTGTTAAATCATCGTCAACTTCAATAAGTATTCTTCTCATATCTTCCGCTAAATGAATAAATAATTTGAACTTTATATACTAATTATAATTATAAGTAAAGAATAATGTTAAAAATATATTTAGTTATTAACTGTTAATTAATTTAGTTTAAAAATTATGTTTTTGTGGATAACTTTGTGAATTGTGGGTATAAAAAAAACCCCTTAAGAATTAACTTAAGGGGTTTCTACCAATTTAAGAGTTTATAATTTATATTTTCATGTATCGTTAATTACAATACTAAATTTATCGACTTGGTCATCTTCATTTCTTCTCATTGTAAATCTACCTTTAATAACAAGATTATTCTTATCGGCACGTTCATCATAATAAGTCCAATAGGTGAAATCCTCTCTGATATATAGATTGTTTTTATGTTTTGTTGGGTCAACTATATCAAAATAATTGGAATCCAGATATAATTTAGTAGCTATAATTGCATCTCTTTCCATTTCTTCATAAATTTTCAGGAAAGCATCGTCTATATTATAATTAATAGTACCATTAATTATTGATAAATCATCACCGAGTATTAAGTCATTATAATCCAGTTCAAACATACTCATGTCATTGTCGGTATTACCCTTAAAATCCTTTATTGTTGCTTTATAAACCTTGGCATATGCTGTTTTATTACCATTTTCAGCGTTTGCGTAATCAATAAAAGGTGCATCTGTATAATCAATTTCCATATTGGATAAATAAGGAAACATATATTTGAATCTTGTTTGTAACAGATGCTCGAAATTTATTTTGTACTCCATTATTACTTACCTCCAAATATTTTTTCAAATAAACTTTTATTTTTTTCTTCCAATGCAAGTTCAAGTCTATAAAAACGTGCTTCAAGCATAGCTATTCTTTTATTTGTATCTGGTGATCCGAATTCATCTTTTTCTTTTACTAATGCAGTATTAAGAAGTTCAATTGCAAAACTCATTGATTCAGCTAAAGCTTTCTGATTATTTATTACTTCATAGATTTTTTCATGTATTTCATCTAAATCATTAAAAGGAATATAAGGTATTTGTGCACCTTCTATCTTCTGTTTAGCTATATTATTTTCAACATATGGCTTACTCAAATAACCTAAGTTAGTATCTTCGTAAGTATTGAATACCTGTTTTTTATCAGCGTCCAACTTCTCCTGAGGTTTAACAGTAAATCTGATTTTCTTACTGTTGCTAATATCAATTCTCAATGCGTTTGAGGGTTCATCGATACCTCCGTAAAGTATGCTGTATTCAACTACTTTATTCGTAAAATCACGTTTATTTAATTTTAAACCCTTTATTTTCCCTAAGCTGATTCTAACACAGGTAGTTTTAAACATCCCGCTACCATTATATCTATGTATTAATCCCTTATCATCATTAGTTGGACTAATTACTACCATATCACCGGGTATATATGTTGTATTTAGTCTTTTATATTCCCTGCCATCTGTTAACTGATTATATACATCCTCACCGATATAAACAGAGAGCATCAGTTTCTTTTCCTTACCTAAAAGAGAGTATTTAATCCTGACCTGATCTTTTTCAGTAAAGTTTTTAATTTTAGTAAATGATTTTCTTCCTTGTGCTATTCCGCCGCCCATAATAGTCCTCCTTGTTGTTTAATTTTTAAAATTTATTAAGCTTTCTTTTATTAGTTCCCTTTCCTCCAGTAATTTTATATCGTATAGTTTTAAGTATTCATCGATAATGTTACTTATTAAATAACTACGTGTTATGTTCTCTATTCTAGCTATTCTCTCTAAAAGATCAGTAGTTCTGGTATATAATTTAACAGTAACAAACTTCCTGTCCTTATCAACAGGTTGTTGTATTCGCCCTTTTGGTTTTGCCATATATACTCCGATTTTATAATGTTTATACGGGATTAATTCCTTTTAAATGGGTTTTACCCATACAAGGTTTACATAAGTTACTTTCATATAAACCGCTGCCTATTCTAATAATTATAGGTTCGTTTATATATGCGTCACACTTGGTACATAAACCGTCATGCTCTATATCGTCTACTTCAACTTTTCTTGCTTTCATTCTACTATCTCCCTTTCAATCATTCTTAATGTACATGTATCTCTTGTTATCTTTTTTAATTCTTCTACAGTTAGATAATCATTAAGCGGGTCTTTAATTAAATCCAATATAATCTTTTCTTCTGTCTCATCCATTTCAACACGTGATACTTCCCAATCGGAAGAAGTAAAATCTTCTATTTCAATATCTTTTATCTCTGAAACTATATTTTCAAAAGAATAATCATCAAATCTATCAATATCACTTAAATCAATTTTAGTATTATTTCGTCTTTCAAACTTCTTAATATCGTTCTCAATAAAAAGTTTTATACATTCAATTATATTCATTTACTCCTCAAATTTTTCCAGCTGTTCCCTTAGTTTTTTTAAATTATCCTTTATTTCATTATCCAGATAGTTCAAATAATATTTAAGATCAGAACCATCATCTTCATAACTACAATCGTAATAGTTATAAGCTAAATTATAATCTTTCAAATATTCTTTTAAAATTTTCTTTAAATTCTGTATTTCACCATAAGAGGTAAGATTGCCTCCTAAGGATTGTGTTATTTTATCTGTTTTACTTTCTTTATTACCAAAATATTTTACAGGTTCATTACTTCTTTTTCTAAACTCTATATATTCTTCAATACTTTTGTTAATATCAGGAAATCGTCGGTATTGCCAATATTGATTAGTTCCGTATAATTCTCTTTCTGACCAAGTATTATTATCATACCAGATAATTCCTTTTAAAAACTGATTGTCGCTATATTCAAAATCTATATTATCTAGGAAATCTAGATAATCACGATAACAATAATCTTTATTAAGAACATATACTTTCTGATAATCATGAATCAAAATAGCGCACATTACGTTAATGATAGAATCAGTATTTTCTTTACTTACCAGATTTACATGTTCTAGGAATTTTTCTTTGGCATTTATCATTTTAATCCTCAAATTTTTCCAGTTGTTCCCTTACTTTTTTAAATTATCCTTTATTTCATTATCCCAATACCTCCCATTCATTAGATAGTATTTCCTCAAAAGTGAAAACATTATTAGCAAAATCAACATGTTCGTATAAATCATTGTTAATTCTACAGTACATTTTACCTTCAAGTATAATAAATCTGCTTGCTTTATGTTCTACAATCAATCTTGTATCCTGTTTTAATCTGGTAAATGCTTCAACTATATTCATTCTGTTACCTCCCACTCGGATGACATTACCTCTTCACAACTAAATTTACTCTCAGCAACACTAACATATCTATAGGGCTTGGTATTAAATTTGCTATATAAATCACCATCTATTACACAAAATTTTCTCTCACCCAGTTTAACTTTCAATTCCGGATTCTGTATTATCTTGTTAAATGCTTCAACTATGTTCATTTTATTATCTCTTCTTTAAATATATAAATTCTCATACCCACAGTCGCAATGATATACATCTTTGTCATCATCGATTGGTATAAGCTCATCTACGTAGTATTCCTTACCACATTCATGGCAATTTAAAGTTTCCATCATTTTAATCCTCTATCGTTATACCATTCCATATAATTAATAATGTCCTCCTTAGTTACTTTTTTCCAATCGAAAAACAAGTCTTCACTGATGATTAAAGGTAAACTTGTATGTACTTCGTATAATTCACTTTGACCATATCTGTATTGATATCCATAAAAGGAATGTAATAGACTGGGATGTTTGACAAGTTTACCCTTTCTAGCTATCTCAAAAGCTTTAATTATATCCATTTTTAACTTTTTGTTTAAATATTCTATAATATATTGGTAATAATCTAATTTTGTTATGTAATATAAAATCTAATTCCAGACAAACCATTTTAAAGCCCTCTTGATTTTCAGGATCGAATCTCATATGATCTATTCCAGTACCAACATCTATTATAATTTCTTTCTTCATTTTTCTACTTCCCAATCATCTTCTCCTACTATATCCAATAACTGTCTAACATAGAAATTCCCTAAATCACATATTTTATCAGTATCAATAAATTTTCCTTTTTTATCATAGTTAATAATTACAGTTTCAAACATATGATTAAAATCAATTATTATAGTTTTATCTGCATTTATTATTTTATAAGTCGATTTTTTTGCTTCTTTGTATGCTTCAATTATGTTCATTATATTACCTCCCAATCGTTGGCTTCTATATCCTCAACAGTTACAGCTATTGGGTATAAATCATATTTACTAAACCATTCTTTTTCTCCTATTCTTCTTATTTGTTTTCCATCTTTATAAAATTCCTTAGCTATATTAAATGCTATAGGGATAGGTTCTACTGTATGATACCAACCATTGAGCATTGTTTTACAATTTATCTTTATAATATTATCAATATCAACTAATACAAAATGTTCAGAGTCGTTATATTTACGATACATTTTTAATTCATGATCTATTAATTGATATATTACATAAGGCATAATTTCGTGATGGATTTTCTTGCCGTCCTGTAGTAATTTCAGTGCTTCTGATATATTCATTTTTAGTCCTCCTTTTTTGTAATAGTTTCTTCATCAAATTTTGCATTTAATTCAATTATTATAGGTAAAAAAACCTTTAGTTCGTTAAGATCGAATGCGTTATCTATTAAAAGTCGAAGCTGGATACTCAATAACTCATCATTTTTAAATATATAACCCTCTTTATTATCCTCAATCTCTTCCTTAGTCATGATGCTAAAGTTTTTATTACCATCATGAACTAGGAAAGTATGGTTATTAGGGTTTTCAAAACAGATATAGAGTGTTTTAGGCTCTTTTATCAATTCACTCATTTATCTTAATTACCATATTAATATAGCCCTGCTCTTTCAATTCCTTTTCTTCCATACCTTCATTAAAAATCATCAAACATCTACGTTTCAGTTCAGACTCTAAAACATCAAGTCTTTTTCTATCTCCTGAATCCTTAAATAGATTGTAGGTATATACTAGATGCTCATCGCTCATAGCATACAAGGGAATAAATATATCGTATGTCTCCCCGTCTTTTATCATTTTACTCATGTATTCTTTTCTCATTAATTTTCTCTATTATCCTATCTATTTTTGAGTTTAGAATATTACAATCCCTAAAAGGTAACGGGTTAACGTAGTTATCCAACATATCACATAAAAAGTTTAGCGAATGTTCTATTATCTGATCATAAGTAAGATTATGTACTTCAACGTAACGTTCATCATTTATAAGTTTTATTAATATATGTTGTTCTGACACGGCTTCACTATATTTTTAAATTAAATATCTTAATTTCCTGAAAACTTTTTAAGCTTTTCGGAATTTATACTATTTCTAATATTATTCTGAATTATCCAACCATAGTCTTCAAATATAGCACGTATCTGATCGACATTAAGTTTACCCTCACTAACCATTCTAGCCATTACTAAATTAAGAGCTAGCATGAGATTGTTAACTATCTCCATGTTAGCACCTTCAAACACAATACCTGTGTCAGTAATTAAAAACATTCTTTTAAAGCCGTTTTTCTCGGCTAGTTTTGATAAATCTTTTAATAGTTCCTTTTTGCTCATTTTATTTCCTCATCTATATATCTATTCTTTCATTTATCCTATCCAGTTCCTTTTTCAACTCTTTAATATTTCTAAAAGGCAGAGGACTAGAATATTCAAGCGTTACGTAAACTAAAGCTTTTATCAAAGTCTCAACCGCTTCGTGATAAGTTAGATTAAATAATTTAGTACGAACTTTATCATCTACAGTTCTTCTCAATATTATTTTCTGTTCTAACATTTATTTCCTCCTTAATAAACAATTCAATATCTTACAACTATGAAATATCGTATTAGTAACATAAGGTTGTCTTTTATAATACTTAACTTCATATGGTAAAATTCTGATCTTATTTCGAAGTACAAATTCATTTCTAGCAAAAAGTTTAATATCTTTTATTATCCTATCAATACTTGCTTCTAAATTTTCACTCATTTTCATATAAATTACCAAAAGCCAGTATTATCTTCTTCTGTTCTTTTAATTTAAAAGACATCAACCTAATTTTGTTTTTCATTACAAGATCACAGTTAAAAGGTTTGTTGTTTCCATCACCTATCCATAAAGTATTTATCAAACCACCTATATTTGCACTCATATCAATCCCTGAATTCTTTTATAACCATAACTGCCAGTGCTACTATACCTATAACCATTGGTATAGACTGTATTAAAAATACCATTTCTATATCACTCATTTTATTTACTTATTACCTTTGCAAGATTATTTATTGCTTCCTTTATTTTCTCATTCTTAATACTATGAAATGATCGCACCAGCTCTATTGTCAGACGTTCTTTAGCAAGCATGTTATTGTGCGTATTAATATCGTATTCTTCAATGAATGAAGTTATTGGTTTATTTAGTTCATTACATATCAAAAGCAGTCTACC